ATATTTTGCAGAATAAAAAAAAAGTTTTACCTTTGCAGCCGCAAATCAGCAAAAGGTGTGGTAGTTCAGCTGGTTAGAATACGTGCCTGTCACGCACAAAGATGAGACTAAAAACAGATTTAATATCAAGCAGTTATATTAATTTATAACTGCTTATTTATTTTAGTTTAAGTAGTAGTTTAAACCAGAATTGGTTAATTTTTTTTTTTGGTTAATAACTATTGTGAATTTAATAATAATAATAGATATAGCTTAAAACTTGCATAAGAATTACTTCCATTGATTTTCTTTTCAACGTCTCTTATACAATTATTTAACCTATTTTCTATTTCGTATTTCATATTAAATAAATTTACGCGTTTGTATAAATATTAATTCCTTTTTTCTTTATTATTGTACAATATAATATTTTTCTATTGTTAACATAAGCAATTTATTTGCTTGTTGTAAACTTCCAATTTCTTTAGATAATTCTTTTATTTCTTCATCTTTTTCTTTTAATAAGCAGAGTAATTTATCAATCATTAAATCTTCTCGCATATTTTCTTTTCTTACTTCTCTACCTTGAATATCATTTTCTTTTTTCCTATTTGTATTCTTTTCTTTAAATTTATCAGACAACGAAGATTTAGATTCTATGTTATCATCTTGTCTTTCTGTTGGTAAAGTTTTTATAATATAATAATAAGTATAGCATCTGTCTTGTTTTATTTCTGTTAGTTGTAAATCAATATTAGAATTTTTTTGTATCTCTTCTAGTATCTCTTTACGTATATAAATATAGAACTGATACAGAGGGTTATAGCAGATATACATGCCATTTCCTGCACACTTAAATTCAAGATTTTCAACCAATAAATTCTGTTTTATTTCTGCTATAGTCGCCATAATTACAACAAAAAGATATTAAATAATTAGACTACAAAGATAGTAATTATTTAATATCTTTTTCAAAAATTAAAGAAAAATATTTTTAATTTTTTATTCTTCTTGTTTTAGTAAATCATACCAACTAAAATCAGGAGTAACTTCATTATTTTTCCAAGCCTTTCTCTCTTTTGAAAAATCAATTCTGTTTAAAGCATTTCCTTCTGATTCTCCTTTCATTCTTCTGTATCTTATTCCCATCTCTTTTTTAGCGGCTTTCTTTGACATTGCCTTTCTTTTTGCCCAACTTTCATTAGGAAAGTTCTCTTTTGAAAAAACCTTGTCAAAATAAAAATCTTCTATTACATCTCTTGTTTTGGCTCTTTGATTTATAAGTCTTTTTCCTTCAGCTTTTGAAGCACTATCTTTCATTCCATTATACCAAACATTATCATAAACACTTTGGTCTGATAAAAATGAAACATTATCTTTGGTAAAATAATCAACAACTGAATTTGGAATTGGAACTGGGAAAAAGAAACTTTTAGATAAAGGAGAAACTATACCAACGGGTGGAGCATCTTCACTGATAACTTTACCTACTTGACTCCAAACCTTATTAGCATTATCAAGTGTTGATAAAATTGATATTGAACCAATATTTTTTAGAAGAGTTATAGGATTGTTAAACTCATCAAATTGAGATTGTAAGGTATTATTTGTGTTTAGAACTAAATTCATAGTTCCCTCTAATCTTTTAAGCGATTCTTTATATTCATCATCATCATCTCCTCCTGCAAGTAATGCTGCCAATGCTTTAAGTCCTGTGATTATGGCTAAACTGCATAATATCAAATTTGTTCTCTGTGCCACTTCCATAGCATTTTCAGAAAGTACTGCTCTCTCTTTACTTGTCATTGTTGGAGGTTTCCAATTTTGAGTTTTTCCAAGAATTGTATTAGTTAAATAAAACTTTCCAAGTGGAGTTCTTCCTCTTGTTATCATTGATAGTGGTCTTTCCAAAGTTAAAGATATTGTCTCCGCAGTCCAACTTGCTGCAAGTTTTAAAGAATTTATATCAAACTTTATCTGAGTTTTTTGTTGATTAATAAATCTGTTTATTAAATAGTTAGTAACAAATCCAAGTAATGCACCACCTCCAATAACCATTCCCACAAAACCTCCAGAAGCAGCTAATGCTCCTGTTGCCAATAAATATGCTGCTGTTACAGGTGCGTGTTCCAACATTACTGCTTTTCTTGCTTTAAAGTTTGTTTCTCCTTTAAACAAGTCAAAGTCTTGCTTGCCCCACATTTGCCAAAAGTGTTCTGGATAAAATCTTTTGAAAGTCATAACTGCTCTACCAAGAGTTGAACCTTGCATAGATACAATATCTCTGTCAGAGTAGTTGCCTTGTGTCTCTTCAATAAGTACCTGAATACCAAAGATAGTTGATAAGTGTTGATTATTCTCTCCCTTACTTTCTGAAAAATTTTCCCACATTCTAATATTTTCTTCTGTCCTGTATTCTGGTCTTAATTTCATAGTGCCAGGCAGCCAAATAAAATCTTTTTTCTCTCCATCAAATATTGCCCTCTCTTTTTGTTCTCCATTTTCATCTATATACTTAATATAAGTAGATTGTAGTTTGCACAATATTAATTCTCCTTGATTGTGTGCTTCAGGATTTTCAACTGCAAAGTCCATTAATCCAAACTTAAATTTCCATTTCTTTACTTCATAATCTTCTGCTCTTGCAAATTGATTCTTCTTATCTTGTATTTCTCCAAATTGTTGTATCAACATTTTATATGTTCTCATATTAAGAGCATGTTCTGTTCCAAATTTATTAACTGTCAGTATTTTCTGCGTACCAAAAAACTCTAAATATCTGTCAGTATTTATCCCCCAAAGAAAATCTTTAGCATTTTGAAGTTCAGGCAGTCCAAAATCATATCTGCCAGAGGCAGCAATCATCATATTTTTTGTACCTCCCTCCCATAAGTTTCTAAAACCTGCTTTTGGATTAAGGGCAAGAGCCTTTTGAACAACAGTGGACATCAGTCCAGAAAAAAGACTGCCAATAGTTCTGTCTATTCCAAGTGCAGCCATCTTTTCTCCAAGATATTCAGCATATTTGCTCTCTATTTCTTCTCTTGTAATATAATGGTCTTCTGCTTCTCCTTTTTTCTCTAAATATCTTCCTTTCTTTGTAGAATATACTGTTTCTCCAAGTTTAAAGTCAAAGTCCTCCATCTTATCAATGTTTTTTACTTCATTTTGTAAAAACTCTCTAAATTTTTTATCTTCCATTGATAACCATTTTCCTCCTATCTTCTTATTTAAAAGTTTACTTATTCCTTTTAATTCTCCTTCTGCATTTTTTTTCCTGTCCCCATGTACTGTATCAAATTCAATATTTCTTTTTTGCCAGTCTTCAAGAAATTTAAGAGTGTTTTTTAATCCAAAATTTTTATCTGTTGTTTTATCTGTTTTTTTAGAAGATACATAATCTATCATAAGATTGGCAATATTATTAGCAGTTGTTCTTGCAGCTAAATTATCTGTGATACCAGTTAATGCTCTTATTGTAGTAGTAAAATTTTCATCTGTCATAGAGAAAGTTTTTTTATTTGCTATTGATTTTGCCAACCTCTCTCTTTCTGTTCTGTTCACATTATCTTTCATACTTCTTTTTTCATCAAAAGTTCTGTCCAATCTGTCAATACCTTCTAATTTCTGATAATACAGGCTGTTAATATCATAGTTAATACCCTCTTCTTTGGCAATCTCTACCAAATCTTCTATTTTGCGGGAAGAAAGAAGTTTTGTCATATCTTTTGCTCTTTTCATAATAGAATTTGTATATCCGCTTCTTATTTTAGAAGGTCTGTCTTTGTGTAAATCTGCATGCTCAGAACTCGCAAACATTCTTCCCCAACTATTTAATAAATTTTGTGACCACATTATGCCCCTTTCTCCAAATTCAGCATTTTTAAGTATTTCATTGGAGAGATAATCTGCTACTGCTGGTAATTCAGCTTTCATAACATTCTCTCCATTTGCTTTTAATACTGGATTTATATATTCAGTTATCAGAGTATTAAGAAGATTCCAAAGTTCAAACTCATCTTTATTTTTCTCTATCTCAGCAAAATCTTTATTGAAATACTCAAAATTCCTTTTACCATCCCTTGTTTTTTCAAGAGGAAAACTTATAATAAATCTAGAATCTAAAAAAACATCTGCATTATTTTTACCCTTAACAGAATTATGATATTCTTCTGAATAGAAATGTTTAACAAATTCAAAAGGATTCTGTTCTAATATTTTATTGTCAGAAAGAACAGAATCTCCTACAATTGTTTCTATAAATTCTTCTATTTTTAATCTTTGCTCTTCAATCATTGCCTCAACAAAATATTCTCCTAATCTATCTTTTAGTTCTCTCTCATAATATTCCATTTCAGCATCAGAGTAAGTAAAATACTCTCTTGTAAATAATATGTTAATTTTATTATTATCTTTAAATCTTTTTATTTTAGAAGGGTCTAGTATATCTTCATTTGATTTCTTTTTACCCATTGCTCTTTTATAACTGTCTGCTTTAGCGGTATCTGTCTGACTTCCATATCTAAATGCGTTAATCAGAGTATTAGCCTGTCTTTGATAGCCAAACCAGTTATTGGAAAATTTATGAATAAGGATATTAGTACTCACACCAAGAGAGTCTTTTTGAGCAAATTTTTTAAGAATATTAATTGTTTTATCAGAAGCAGTTTCTTTTAAATTTCTAATAACCTCATCTATTCTTTTTAAAATATTTCCTGTCTGCCCCTGTCTGTTTGCAAGACTTGTTTCCATCTCAAGTCTTAGGATTTGTCCAAACAAACCACCTCCCTTTCCTGCACCATATAATCTTGACTCTAACCAGGATACATCAGTTGGATTCTGTAGTTTTTCCTTAATAAGTTCAATGGTCTGTTTTCCTGACAATTCTTTTCCTTCTTTAGTTATATATTTTAATTTTCCATCTAATATATGCTGTCTAACAACAGAGTTAGATTCCATAATGCTTCCAATAAGTACTACCTGTTTATTGTGCCATTTTTCTACTAAATCGGTAACTCTATTTCTTACTTTTTCAAAATCTGGATTTTTTCCACCAACTAAAAACATATTACTCTTTTTAAATTCTTCTGTAACATAAGAACCATCCAACTTCTTATTAAGAAAATATTCTGATATTCTTCCTAATCTATCTAATATTTCTGTAGTATCAAAGGATTCAATAGAAATATTATCTAAAAGTTTATTTAATTCTTCCACTTCTACTAGAACATCACTATAAATGAAACTCAAATCATTGTCATGTTTATCTAATTGTTCAATTTCTGCATCTAATTTGTTAATTGTATGGTTAAAACTTTTTATCGTATTTTTATAGTAATCAGACTTCTGATTAAATCTGTTAGTATTTCTGAAATTTCCCAGACTTTTTATGAGTCTCCTTTTTAAATCTTTTCTATACTTTATCCACTGGGATTGACTGGCATTTCCACTATTCACATCAGCAGTATTCAGTCTAGCATCAAAATCTACAGGAATGACATCCAACTCTGGTCTTCTCATTTCTTCATAACTTATATCTCCTACAATATCTGGATTAAATTGAAGAGGGTCTTGAAAAGAATCATCAAAAACATAGTTGTTATCCAATTCTTGTGCTTGATAAGCAAACAGTTCCTCATTAGCATTCATTTCAATAGCAGCCTGTTTGTCCAATTCTTCTGCTTGTTTGTTAAATTTTTCTTTTTCTATTAAAAACGCTTCCAAACTTTGAGGAAATTTACATATGATTTCTCCAGTAGTGCTGTTTTGTCTTAAAAAAGTAGCCTGTTCTACAAAAGCATCTCCCATTACACTAATAACATACTGTCTGATTTTTTCTACTACTTTATCTAATCCTGTTCGTTTGTTAAATTCTGCATTAGTTCTGTTGTTTTGGAAGTCAAGTTCTTTAGTATTATCATTTCCCATATTGTTTCTAAGCAGTTCATTATTTCTATCTTCTTCTAATTTCTTATTAGCAGAATCAACAGGATGTACATATCCTTTATCACTTACTTCAAATCCACTTTTTTGTAAAATATCTCTGACATCAGAATCCATTTTCTTTTTTATAGATTCTACATTATTTCCTAAACAATCCATAATTTTTCCATTTTTTAAGTTAATTTTAACAGAAAGCATTTATATCTTTTATATCTTCTGTTGTAATACCTTTATTAGTATCATTATTTATAATTTCTGAACTAGCATCTATATAAACAGGCATTATATCAGCATCAATAAAACGTAAGTTTCCATTTATATCTTTGAGTACATTTGAGGGAACAACATCTGATATTTCATAGATACCATTTGTCCATACAGGTCTCCCTCTTACAGTTTTTGCAGTTCTTTTAAAATTATTTTTTTCTAAAAAACTGTCTATTTCAAATTGAGTAGGAATTTCAGTTGATTCTATATAAGGTTGTTCCAAAATAATAGATATATTATTCATACTATCTAATCCAAATCCTGTTATACTGTATGCTACATCAGGAAAGACTTCATTATGCGCAATCAACCTATTTACTAAGATATTAAAATCATTAGGGGTTTCTACTCTGCTAAAAGAGTTTAATTTTAATACAGATTTTTTATCATTAGAAAAATATACTTCAGACTCAGTACCTTCTTCTAACTTTTTAGATGTAAGAGTTTTAATATCTCTTATCCAAACATTATTTTTTATTGCACTTCTTCGTAAGTTTCTGAGAAATTGTTCCTTGTCCCAAGAGCTTTGTTCCTCTTTTTTTGAAGTTTCAATGCTTTCCTTGATGAGATTGGATGCTTCTGATATTGTTTTGTAGTTTCCATTCCCTTTTGACTGTTCTCCCACCAACCTATTGAAGGCACTGCTCTCCACTGTTCTTTGGTTATCCAATCTGGTTTCTGCTCTATTGTTTTCATAACTATCATCATTAATATTATTTTCTGCAAATGTACCACTTTTTTCTGAATTATTCAAATTTATAGTGCTTTTTGGAGAACTTAATTTTCTTTGTTTTACCATCTCTTCTGCTGCTTTTAGTATGGCATTTGTACCTACTTCATTCTCTCCTAGTTGTGTAACAGGCATTGAGTCTTCTGAGGATATTGGTTCAAAACCAGAAAATGGTTCTTGATAATTTTCAACTGATGAATATTGGTCTAATAATTTTTCTGCCTCATCAGTAGTAGAAGTATTATAAGAATTAATACTTGGACTGAATCTTTCTTGCTCAGATTCTACATTTGCACTTTCAAGTAATTCTACAAGTGAATCAACTGCTCTTTGGTATAATGTGTCCTTTATTTTTACTTTATCCCCCATTATAGCCTTTATAATTGATTCTGCAAATGCTCTGAAAAAAGATTTTCCTGACTTCTTATAAGTTTTATTATTCAGTACTCTTGCAAGTTCTGGGGTAAAAAACAACCCAGCCAAGTATTCATTAATATCTGTTGCTCTGTAGGCAAGTTGTTGTTCTCTATTAAGTCCTTGTCCTTGTGCAAGTTCTACAATCTCATTTGAAGTTTTTGTTAGTAAATCTTCTTGCCCTTTCTGCTTTAACTCTTTATAAATAACTTTATATGCATCTTTGTATATATTTATAATTCTTACAACAGAGGGTGGAATATTGTTTTTATCATATACTTCAATTTCCAATTTTTCTTTATTAGTGGTAATAGATTTTATATACTTTTCAAGTATATTTACAGTAATGTCGTGTAAAACTTCTTCCATAATTGCCTCTTCCTGCGCCTCTCTACTTATTGTATTAGAAACTAAAATTTCTTTAGTATCAGGATAATATTCTCCATTTCTACTTTCATCTAATTCAGAAGTGAATCTAACAGTAAGTTCTTCTGATGCAGATTGAGAAAGAAGATTAGCAAGAGGCTGATATTTTTCCTGAGTAATTTCAGATAAAGATTCAGAAACTTGCACTTCTTTTTCTTGTTTTATCGCACTACTTACAGTGTTTTTTGTATTTATTATTGGAGCATTAGATTGTTCTATAAGAGATGCTGTAGTATTATTCTTTTCTACTAATGAAGTTTCTACAGAGCCTCCTATCTTATATTCATTCATTCCAAACGCACCAAGAGTATTTAATCTTTTAAAATAAGCACCGACCTTTTCATAGAGATAAATATTATCTTTATCTTTAATAGTTATAAATTTTCTGTCCATATATATATTTGGCAGTTTAATTTTATATGCTTGGTCTAATCTTTTTACCTGTTTTTTAATTCCATCCACATCCTGTCTTTTTACTGTTCTTACATCTTTAGCATGATGTTGAATAAATTGTCTTACAAAATTGGAAGTCATATCTTCAGGAGAGTAAGGAAGTTTTACATCTCCTCTGCTATTTATTATTGTTGCAGTATTTTCTCCAAGATTTCTGTTTATTCTATCAACATATTCTTCAATCAGTTTTCTGTCTATCATTCTGTTGTTTTCAAGAATAGCAGTGTTCCTGTCAAGATTATTAGTTCCTAATAAAGTATGCAAAGATTTTATATAACCGTTATATACTATATTGTAGTTTTCATCACTGCTGCTAATATCAGCAATATCTCTGAGATTTCCAGTAATATTATATCTTTCACCATTTTTATTTTTCAGTTCATCAAAAACTTCTAATGGAAAATGTTGTCTAAATCCAATAGCGCCATTAGCCTGGTCTGCTATAAGGGCATATTTTAATAAATCTTTTACTAAATCATTGTAGGTATAATTTTCATAAAAAGTTTTTTCTTTTATCTTAATGCCATCTTGCAGCAGTACAGTATCTCCTTTTCTTAAAAGATTCTTTAAAGTTCTATAAGCCTGATTTTTATTGAGTTTTGTATTATCATCAGAATTATATTTAATAATAGAAGGCTCATCATTCATATTTATTTCAAACTCTAAATTTTTAAAGAAAGGCTCTTCTAACAAAGGATGCTTGTTTTTTCTTAATTCATTTAGTAAAGCAGCTAGAGATGTGTTGTCACTACTGTCCATAAACAATTTTTTCCTATTAGATTCTATTGTTTCTCCATCTTCCATAAACAATGTTGATGCTTTAAGAAACATATAATCTTTCATAGCCTGCATTACATATTTTGTTCTGTACTCATCTCCTGCTTTAGAATCTTTTGATATGTTTAAATCTTTGAAAATATCATCAATCTGTTGTTGAATTGCAGGAGATTCATATGGCAACAGATTTTTCCAAAGGTTATAACCAGTGGCTATTGTATTTACAATTTTATGTCCAAAAAAAGTAGCAGGTTTGATATAAACAGCTTGTCCATCTACTGTATCTATATAGATATATTCTTGTCCTCTCAATTTTCTATCTTTAACTTGAAAATCAGAATCATTTGAATTAAGATACTGATAATCTCCTATTAAACCTGTTACATTGGAAATACCTTTTTTGTCAGCAAGATTAATAAGATTATCTTTAATTCTTATAGTTTCAAAAAAAGATTGCCCAATGCCGCTTTTTTCTATATTTAATAGTTGTTGAAGTTCATTAACTTGTCTTACTTTACTGTTTAATTGTATAAAATGTTCAAATACTGTCCATTGAAAATTGCCGCTTTTATCAAGTAAGTGATTATAAAGACTCAAGGAAGTAAGATTATCAACTATTCCTTTTTCCTTGTCATTTCCATATTTTATCTTTGTGTCTAATCTTCCTAAAATAGGTACATCTTCTCCTCCATTCTTACTTTCTTCCATTTGCCAATTTACATTATTGCCAAATTCTTTTATAAGTTGCTTTCTTACCAATTCTGTGGTATCTTCATAGGTACTTACAGTAGAAGAATTATAGTAGTCCATTAATTCAGCATATCTCCTTATAATAGGTTGAGCAATGAATAATGAAGCATAGGAGTAAGTTTTACCATTAATTTTTACTCCATCATTATCTAATCCAAGATTTTCCATTAAAGCAAAAACATTAATAGTATGAGCATTTTCATTTCTTCTGCCCATAACAAGAAGTTTTTGATTGTCCACAGAAGCATTTTGATTTTCCATATTAATTTCTGCTATCTCTCTTCCATCATTTAAGGCTCTAATTCTTCCAAGAGTACCATCTGTTGAAAATTTTCCAAACTTCATATAAAAATCTTCTTCTTCCTCCTCTTCATTTATATTCATAAGTTTTATGGGTTGTCCATTTATAGATATCTGTTGCAATATGGAACTGAAAATAACCCAATTAGAATGAACACTTACTCCTATTTGTCCAGAGTGCCCTAATGCCATCACCTTTTGCTGATAAACAGGATTGTATAATGTAAACCGTTTCCAATCATTTTCACTGGAAATAGTCTCGTCAATTAAATCAGCAGATGATTCTGCAAAATTAGTGTTTACAGTTTGAGTTATTTTTTGTTGTACTCTATTATCTGGAGACTTATATACAGATTTATAAAGAGATATAATATTATTCTCTAACATTCTGTGGTACAGGTCTTTACTTTGTTGTAATCTTATATAGGCATTATTTTCTTCTTCTTCAAAGTTTTTATTCAATTCTGCAAGAACATCATACATTTGATTGTTAAGTTCTTCTATTCTTGTAGAATTTGACGGAATAATTATTTCTTTTAGTTCTCTAATCTTTGCATTAATATCTTCTACTTCAGAAACAAAATCAGATATCTCTATTTCTAAAGACTCTTCCATAACTTTTATTAAGTCAATATCTTCTGATTTCAGTTGCATTAACTTTCTTTTTGTAGCTAACAACAAAGAAAGTTCTACCAAATGGCTTTTATTATCTTGCCATAAAGATGATTGCTCTGCACTTATGCTGTTTAGAAGTCTGTTTTTATAATCTTGATATTCCTGTTCTAATCTGCTAATTTCTTTTTTAGATATTTTGTCTTCAAGTGTTAATCTTTTAAAATTTCCTTTCTTGTCTATTGTATAATTCAGCATATACCAGTTTCTCATATCAATATCAAAGTCTTCTCCCATCTGTATTGTGGAATCTTTTGGCACAACCATCAAATCTCCACATTCTTTTGGAAGAAAACCTGCTACCTCAAGCAACATACCTGATTGATGTGCAGAAGTTGGAATACGGTAAGAAAAATATTCTCTTAATTCCTGCGGCAGTTTTTCACTGTCAATTCTGTTTGTTTCTTTGTTTACATAATCCGCCATATTAATTAGTTTGCTTCTCCAAATACCATTCTCATCTTTATATTTGACTGAGAACTTATTTGGCATGAAAACTTGTGCAGCTTTTACAGAACCATCTTCTGCCCTTCTTGTAGATTTTAAAGTACCATCAAAAGCATCTGTATATATTATACCCTTATTATCATACTTCTTTATAAAATCTTCATAATGACTAATTCTAAAACCTTCTTCAGAAGCAACAGCAGAAGAAGAACCAGGGAGTTTTGGTTTAGTTATATTATTTTTAATAATAGAACCTAATACAGCCTCAAATTTCCTACTGTTTGGAGTGAACCATAGCGGAAGTTTAAATTCTGCATTTATAATTTTGATAGAGGGGTCTTGCATCCTTCTTCTTTGTAATTCAGATTTTGAAAGTGTAACTAAATTATTGTCTGAATCTAATATTTGATATACTACCTTTATACTTTCCTTATCCTGTTTATTGGATAATCTTTTATTCAAAAGTGATGCTAATTTTTCATAAGCAGCAGGCTCTTTATTAGCCAAATCTTCAAAAGATTTTATTCCAAGTTCACTGAAAAGTTTCTCTACTAATAATTGTTGTTCTTGTTTATAAAGTTCATTATAGATATTCCAGAGGTCTTGTCCTGAAATCATCTCTTTAATATTTCCTTTTTCATCAATTCCAATTCCAGCATCTTCTAATATATTTTTATCAAACAGATTTGGAAAAACATCTTCTGTGATTAAATTAATTCCATTCCCAAGTATAATTTTTTCTGGTTGAGTACCTCTTGAGATTTCATCTCTTTTGTTTTTCTTAAGATTTTTTTCAGTCTTATTAGGCTTATCCTGTTGAATAGAAAAATTTTCTTTTAACAATACAATACTTTTACTATTAACTAAATTCCAATCTACATCCTTTGTATCCTTATATAACTCGCTTATATTTAATGAAGTATTAAATCTTCCAGACTTAACAGCAGAAGCAAATGCCACTCTTACATTCATTTCTGGATTGTTTTTTTGAATCTCTTCCATATTCTTTCTCACATTATCCAAATTAAAACCTATTGTTAATTCAGGGATAAGTGGAAAAGAGGAGGATTTGATATAAACAAACCTCTGTGTGTTATCTTCTTCAAAATGCAATCCTGCATAAAGAGGTTTAGAAGGCTGCATCAAAGCAATACTCTTCTGTTTGCTGGTCAATTTGTTTTCTTCATTAACTCCATTAGTACTTTGATCTTCTAATTTACTCCATATTTCTTTAAAATCTTTAGCAGACATTCTTCCTTGACTTCTTAATTGGGTAAGAGCATCCTGCCAAGTTACCCACTCCTGACCATCAGAAGTTTTGTTATTAAAGTATTCTACTATTGCAGGAAATTTTTTAAATTTATTAATAAGATTTTTTAATTCTTTATCCTGTTTTTCAGTTAATTCTTCATCTTGTTTATCTACCTCTCTTGTAAAGATAATATTTTCAAGTTCTTTAACTCTTTTAATTTCATTTTGTATTTCATTTGTATATTCATCTGGATACCAAGTTTTAAACAATACATCTAAAACTTCAGATGAAGAATTATTATCCTGCAAAATAATTTGAAGAGAGTTTTTCTGTTCTGTAGCCAACTTCTTTCCTGGTGATAACAATGCTTTTAATCTTTTTGAAAGATTAGTTGCTGTTTTCTTTGCAATATGTTTATATATTCTATTCTTTTCCTGTTGATTTGCCAGTAATCCTTTTTCTGTCTCAATTTCCACTTCACCAACGACTTCTTTACTTTTTTTAGAATCAAATCTAATATTTGAAGTATCAACAGTTCCATCTTCGTTTATATGAAAATAGTCTTTATCTGATTCTGAGTAATTAGTCAAGTCTCCTGCAAATGTTGCTTGAACTGTTTGTTGATTGACAAGGTAATTCACTATATAATCATAAACAAATATTTGAGCAATAACATACTTATTTAATTTTGCCTCTCTTCCCTGTTTTCTTTCAAGATATTTATTATCTATTTTTTGCAGTCCTTGTTCTGTGAAAATACCTTGCTCAACTAACAACCCTCTTGAATTTTCTACATCTGTTACATCAAGAAAATCTTTGGCAATCTCTTCAATACAAGAATTGACTTCATCTAACAGTACACTTCTGTTATTTCTTACTAATTTATTAAGATTCTCTTCTGGATTACTGCCTCTTAAAATAGAACCAATAGCAGATAAAAAGGTTTCCTTACTCCCATCAAGATTTGTTACCTCTAATGTATTAAAAGATGGAAGTATATAAAATTGTTCTGATTTAAAATCATTTCCAAATACACCATTTTCAGTATTATTTACTATGTAGTTTATTATTCTATTTAGCTCAGGTTGAACTAATTGATTATATAATTCCTGTAAAACAAAGCTTCTTTCTGTATCAAATATTGGCTGTTTATTTTGATCTATAAGAATTTTACCATTGCCATCTTTTTTAACTCTTTTCAATGAGACATTGTTTCCGTTTATCTCAAAATGATTTCTCATTAAATCGTAAACAAGGGTTTTAAATATATTCATAGCACCAGTATCAGAGATAGCTGGAAATGGTAGTCCTGCAATTCTTAATCCTATCTCTGCTGCTCCTGCCTTACCTGCTACTTCTCTACTTTTACCTTTTGCCTCTCCATAGGTTTGAGTAAAATGTCCTTCTGTACATAAAAAATAATCTCTAATAGATAAATCTTCTATTCTACTTTTATCTGGTACTTTTTCTTTTCCTTCTTTTAATGCGACTAAAGATACCTGTATTACATCTATTAGTTCCTTTAACTCTGGATATTTTTTTAACATTTGGATAAGCATAGTTTCTTTTCCAAATGCTGATTTCAACATGTCTTCTATAAGTGCATTATCCTCATCTTTGCTGACTCTTGGTTCTTTTAATTTTTTAATTTTTTCAGAGGTTGCATTAGGGTCAGCATATTTATTAACTGTCTTTCCTCCAATATTAATTGCTATAGCGGGATTAAACGTTACCATATTGTCCAAAGTAACCAGATTATCTATATTACCTGCATTGTCATTAAGCAGTAAATTATTTGGACTGTATCTGCCAATATCAAAAACTGCTCCACTTTCTTGCTTTTCTAATGTCTTTGACATATTTCTGTACAGTGTGTCTATAGCCCCACTAAAATACTTGTTGTTAGTGCCTTTGAGAACAATGTTTCCATTGACAATTTTACCTTGTAAAAGATTATTGATGTTAACTTCTCCAAAATTTGTTCTTCCATCTAATATTATTTCAGTAGAAATTTCGTGCAAATTAATTCCAAAATAATTAAAAAACTTTGACAGTTCATCTTCATCAATTCTATAATTATTATTTTTATCTGCTATAAATTTTCTATACAAGGCTTCAACATCCTGTGCTACTTCTTTATTAATTTCAAAAGTATTGCTATCAAGCATTTTAACCAATGGAGATTGTCTAAGATTATTAAGCCAATCTTTCTCTTTTAAAATATCAGCATTTTTACTATCTGCATTCATAGCACTTACCTTGAAATTACCATTAGCCTTGCTTTCTATTAAAATAAAGGACATTTTAACAGGATTCTGATATAATGTATATCTGATTTCTCTTGTTAAAGAATCATCTTCTTGAAGACTATTTATTCTATCTAATATGCCTTTTAAAAAATAATAATCTGATTTTACTTCTCTTTGCTTTCTGTCTTCTTCACTTTCATTTTCTTTAACTTCATTTGAGACTCTTTTTATAGACATATCAATCAATCTTTGGATAGTCAGAGTAAATGCTTCCATACTGTTATTAGGACTTTTACTAAGTGCTTCCTGTATGCCAGAAATAACAGTATCAACAGGTACATATTGTTTCAGTTTATTAAAATTATCTCCAGTAGGTGAAAATTTAGTATCTTCAACCATAGCAAAAAAACATTTTAATTTCTGACTAATTGAAAATGCTGCTGGCACTTCATAAGAAGCTTGAGTATATCCTCTAACATTCTCTCCTCCTTCATCTATATTTTCTTCATTCTCACTGTTAAAACTTTCTTCATCCATATTAAAGAAATCTTTAATATCTTCAAGTACTCCGTCTTCACTTTCTAATATATCCTTTCTAATATTAGAAAGATAATTATACTCAAGTTCTTCATTTTTATAGACATCTAGAATTTCTTCAAATACTTGATTGGCAATTTTCTGAACTTTTTCACCAGTAACTTCAAATTCACTACCACTTAAAACAGGCTCAATCAATCTGTAAAGAATATTGTGGAATAGATTATCTTTTATTTTAGCAAAATCTTTTTCAGTAAATACTTTTTTCTTTCCATTGCTGTCAGTAATTTCTTTTTCTATATTAGGGTTTTCTACTGATTCTGGACTACTTACTTTATCTTCAGCAGTAGAAATAATTTCTTTATATTCCACAGGTAGTATAATCAATTTATCCAAAAAGGGAGTTCCTGCAAATCTTGTTCCGTCTAATTTAATTAATTTTGCTTTAGTACCAGTTTTATCTGTACCTTCAAATTTATATGTTTCACCTTTGTACTTTACAAGTTTTCCTGGCAATAATCTTTTCTGTTCTTCTTCCTTTGTAACTTCTTCTGCTGCTTGTTGTGCTTTTTCCGCTAAAGTTTGTTTTTTCTCTGTCTCAGATTTTTGATTCAAAGATTTTTCTTCCTCTTTTGTAGGAGATTTATCAATTTTAATATTAGCATAATCTAATGCAATAACAGGTTGTATATCATTTATATAAGCATAACCATTACCACTTTCATCTTTAAATGGAGAGTTTTGAGATGGAATCCTTCTGAAATCTAATTGCGTTATTAAGTTTTGCTTCAAGGCATCTTGATAAGATACATAAGAAATATTAACATCAATAATAAATCTGCCGTCTATAGAATAGACAGGTTCTATTATAGGAATTTGAACATTTTTTGTTAAAAATTCCTTCTCTGCATTATATCTAAATTCTCCGTCTATAGATTTTTCATTTTTATCTAACATATAAGACGGATAAAGGTCTGTCAAATAAGATTTTGAATACCTTTCTCTAAAATTATTTATGACCTCTAATATTTTGTTTAAAGTTCTTGATTGAAATTTAAAATTTGCTTTGCTTCCTTCTTTTTCTTGTGCTAAAGCCTTATATATTAAATCTTTTGACTGTACAAGTTTTTTTAACTCCTCAACTCTCTTGTTTTTAAAATCTACATCCTGTATAGTATTTGTTATATTAGTTAATGGAGATATGGCATAAGTTGGTTTGCCATTTATATCTACTCCATTTTGGTAAATCATTATAACAAAATTACCAGAATTATCTTTTAAAAAGTCTTTATATCCACTTATATTTTCTATATCTACATCATCTTTTAATCCCAAAAATTTTTTATTTTTACCATCATAAATAGCAATATCTGCTGTTGGATTTGCTTCTGCTACTGTTTGTACTTGCCCATTCCTGAGTTTTAAGTTTGTACCAGTTCTCCTTGTAGATACTGTCATATCCAACTTGTTATTGTTGTCAAGTAAAGATTCTCTAATATCTAAATTTAGTCTTTGTGCATCATTAATAACTTCCCGTTGTCTTTGAGCCGCCTGTTCATAAGCCATATCAGTAAATTCCTGTTCACTGAAAGCATCTTTTCCGTGTATCTCTTCAAGATAGTTTTTTATTTTATCTATAACTTGATGAAAGTTAGCCACATTTAGTTCATTCCACCAGTAAAAATCATGTAAACCTCTTGCTACCCCCTGTTCTTTTTCCATACCTTTTGCAGATAAATCTGCTGGAAATTTTCTAAAAATTTCAGAATCCCTTCTGGTGTATTTTCTTTCTCCGTGCTTTGCACTTGAATTTCTATGTTCTATTTCCAAATTAATAAGTGCAGACAGAGTTTTATGCTCATTTATTAATTCATTAGCAGACTTACCTGTAAAAGATAAAGCCTGTTCAATGACATATCCAAAGGTAGTATCAACTCTTTTAAGAACATTAGGCTCACCTTTGTCTAATTCTTCTTTTGTTGGATACTGCCAAATAGGTACTGTTTGAGACAAGTCTTCTGGTAATACATTGTTTTTTACACTAATTGAAACCTTTTTTCCAACAGTCAGCAAATAAGGGTCAAGAAATGGGATAGAACTCTCTATTATCTTTCCATTTTTATCTACAAATGTTATTTCTCCTTTGTTACCATCATACACAGTGTTATATTCAGTTCCAAGAAACGGCAACTTTGCTATTGCTTCAGAGATACGTCTTCCTATTACTTTCCAAAAATCTCTTCCTTTCCAATCAACATTTTTAGCAGTGTTTGGATTTACTTTTTCATCTTTTAAAGTGTTTTCTATTTGTTCAGAAGTAGCTTTCTCAATGCTTTTAGGAGATGTTTGAGAAGTTGCAGCATCTGTTGTTTGCCCTTCTTTAACAAAATTATTTCCAAAGTACTCGCTGTATTGTTGATTAAAAAAGTCTTCTGACTCTCCTTGATAAGCTTCTGACTTTTTAAATGCTTCCTTTATAAAATTATAGGCAGACTCAGCCATACCATATCCTTTTTGAGCGGCTATAGCCTGTATAGTATCTACGAATTTAATTCCTTCAAGTCCTAAACTTTTTGCTCTTTTATTCATATCATTAAAAGTATTCTTAAATCTTTCAACAATATCATTGTGATTTTGCAAACTCTTATTTAATACTCTAGGTTGCCCAAGTACCTTTCTTTGTTTCTTCTTTTGAGCCTCTTGTAAATGTCTATCAAACAATTCCTGCCCTCCTACAGGTCCTGTTGCTTCCATTTCCTCTACTGTAAAATCTGGAATAGAAGTTGTGTCAATAATTTTTCTCATCTCTAGACTTGTATTTTTTTCTAAATTTTCTCTCTTATCTTTAATTGCTGTAGGTACTTCTGGTATTTCTGGTGCTTTTATTTCTACATTTTTATCATTTTCTTTTGCAGTTTCTATTGCTTTATTATACTCAGCAGGAGTTACAGCTTTTCCTGTTTCTTCTTTAACTTCTTTAATTTTTTCTCCTACATTCTTTTTATTCAAACTTTTACTCAACAATTTAGATTTCCTTCTTATTTTTTCAATCTCTTCTCTTGCCTCTTTTTGACCTTTTGGAGAATTAAGTTCGTGGTAACTTTGAAGTAAACCTTCCTGACTTTTTTCTGCCATTCTAATATACTCTTCTACTTTACTTCTTGCCTCCATCAAAGGATGGGTATCTTCTAACTTTTCAATAAATCTTTTTTTTCTGTTTTTATTCAACCTTTCAATTTCTTCACTAATATCATTATCAATTTGAGATAATCGCTCTGTTGTTAACCTCTCTACTAATTCCCCTTGTATATGAGAATTTAAAAGTAATTCAGTTAGTTTTCCGCTTTTATGTTTGTATATATGGTTATCATGTATATCTGCTGTCATTTCAGCAAAGTCAATAGCCTTTTGAAGAATTTGTACTGTTTCTGTATTTTCAGTATTTATCTGACCACTTTCATCAGTCATTTCACTAAAGGTATTTTGTAATTTTTTTAGATTATCTATAAGAACCCCAGCAGTACCCTTTGCAGCAGATTGAAGTGCTAAATCCATCAACATTTTTTTACTTACTACTTCTGCTTCTCCATATTTACCCTCTGCCTGTAGTTTATCTATTTTTGATGCAGAATCAGCAAAAGTAATTTCACTGACAACATTCTGCAAATATTTATTAACATCTTCTTTATTGTATTTAAGAATAGCATTTAACTGTTCTACTTGTGGTTTTTGAAGTTTTTTGTAGTTCCTTGCATTATTAAAAGTTTCCACACTTTCCATTAAACCTGACTGCCCTAAACCCATTAAAGCACCAAGTACTCCCTGTTCAAGATTTTCTGATTCCCACAAACCTTCTTTGAGATAATCACTAAGAGATAAAGATTTTCTTTTTGCCAATGCTTCTGCTGAAAGTTGAGCATATTGATTCCATACTCCCTCCTCCATAAACTCCTCTGCTGTTTCTTTAGCCAAATATGCAGTTTGTTTTAATATATTTCCAGCAGTCCATTTTGGTTTTAAAAGATTTCTTGCTAAACTTGCTCCTTTAGTAAAATATGCAGCATAATTCAAGTTAGTCAAAGTATTGATGTTATTTGCAGTAACAGCATTTCTTCTTGCAGCCATTGCAATTCCATAAGACTGTGCCTCTATATCAGGATTATCGTGAATCATATTATTAATTGCAATATTAACTTCTTTTTCTACTCTGTGCTGTAATTCTTCTCCTCTATAACCCTGTGAGGCATATTCTTTATAGAGTTTGTCTCTGTCTATACCTGCTTTATCTTCTAAAAAATTTCTACGAACATTATTAAATGTTTGATTACCAATTTGCTGAGATTCAGCATTAGTCATTAGATAGGAAGTTGCAGTAGTAGTAATACCTCTTGCAAATCTGTCAGCCCAACTTTTAACAATAGATGCTTTTGCCTCTCCAATGATGCCTTTTTTTATAGTCTTTGCAAGTATTCTTTCTACACCACGGCTCATTACTTTTGTAGCACCTCTGGCTACACCTCCTATTCCATAACCACTAAGAAGAAAAGATACAGAAGATGCTGCTGCATCTAAAAAATTATCAGTATTGGAAAAAGTATCTTTTATTGCACTTACAAGTTTCTCTCCTTTGGAGTATTTATTGATATAAATAGGATTACCACCATCATCTAAGACAGGAGTGCCATCAATACCAATCATTAATCTTTTAGTATCCATAGGATTTCCACCTTCTCCCTCTATTTCCATTCTATATTCTTTCCCATTGTGAAATACAGTTGCACTGCTTACAGGAGTAAGATTACGTGGATGTCCATCTGAATTTATCATAAGACCTCTATTTGCTTTTTGTCTTCCTTCTATATCAAGAAATTTTGCTCTACCAATAGTATAGTTTGTCAGTCCTTGATTTTGCAAATATTGCTGCTTTTCTTCTTCTGACATCTTATCAAAAACATCCTGTTTTTCTTTTGCTAATGCAAGTTTTCTGTTTTCTAAATCCTTTCTTTTTGCAATTTTACCAGCGGTAGGTATTTCATCCCTATCTGAAGAGGTAAAAAAATCTTCAACAGCAAGTCCTATTTCTCTTCTCATCATAGTATTACCAGAAGCTTCTAATATCATAGGTAAGTCCAAAAGAAAATCAGTAGTCATATCTATAACAGTATCTGTAAATTCTTCTGCTCTTGCACCTGTTCTAAACCACATAGAATCAGCATAACCTGCTTTCATTTCTCTTTTAAGTCTTTGATAGTCGGCTTTTTCTGCTTCAGTGGTTACTCTCCATTCTGAATCATTTACTCTTTTTAAAAGATTTACACCAAGACCAAATCCTGGTATATATTTTAATGGTGAATCATATATATAGACAGTACCATCAGGGTTTTCTACATAGTTATCTAACATTGCAGAGGTAGCCACACCTTTAAGCAATTTACTTCCAAACCATCTTTGTGACATCTCAGTCTGAATTAGAGCCATTTCTGTATTATACGCGTCTTCTGCATCTTTCTGCTTTTTCATTTGCAGTTTTACTTGTTCTGTAATAGCTTCAAACTCAAGTTTATTTTTATATTGTTCAGCATCCCATCCTATTTCTGAAGCAACATTTTCAACAGTTGCATCAGGTCTTTGTATAGCATTTAACCATCTTGCAGTATTTTTATTAGCATATTTGAATCCATCTGGTTTTCCATATTTTTCAACTTTTTTTGCCATTTATCATTTTGTCTTTTATTTATGTAAGAAATTCATCAATCATTTGAATTTCTATTTTTCTCTCTTACTGAGAGACTTCTTGTAACTTGTATTCCATTAATAGTACTCTATTATTCTCTGACTGACAATTTTCATAGTTTTCTGATTGTTAATATCAGAGACTTCAGTTCTTTCTACCCAATTACCTGTTGTTTTCGAATGACAAAGATACAAATTTTGAAAGCAATTCACAACAATAAAATTTTTTCATATAATAATTTTATATTTACATATCACTTGGTAGAGTTGCATTTACTTGTAATTCTAATATCTCTCTAATTTGAGGATTAAATTTATCTGTTTCATTTTTAAAGGCTTCTATTGCACGAGGACTATCATCTATATCATTTTCTTTTAACCACGCTCTGTATTTTTCCATTATAGAAGTTTTTCTACTATTTAGTGCATCATAAGAAGCCTGCGCAAGTTTTCTTGGATTATAACCGCTGCCAAGATAATCGCTATATATGTATGCTCCACCTCCTTTTTCATAAACATTAAGAGTATTCATATCATATGCAATATTTTTATTATATTCTTCCAAACGACTTGTTGAGAAAAGACCTCTTACTTTTGGCATACCTATGCGCATATTTCTATCACTTTGTTCTGTTCTTATATTACTTTTTGTTACAGCAACTTTATTTTCATCTATTTCATCGTATGTTCTTCTTGTATAATTAGTCTTGCTATCCATGTAATTTAAGTTAGAGTAAGCAAGATTTGGTCCTCCATAAGTATCAGATATAACAACATCATCCAAAGTCTTTGTTTTGCCATCTGTACCCTTGTATTCAACTCTTATAGAATGCGTTCCAACATGGTTTTGTGAAGAGCGGTCTGCGGTGTATAGATAGTCAGCTCCATTTTCTTTATATGTAGCTCCTAAGATTGGAGTGTACTTTTCTTTTATTTTATTAGGGTCTGTTTCTGTCACTATCTCAATTTGTAGTGTATTCAAATTAATTGCTGGGGACCCTGTTAGTGCAACATCTCCGTCTCTCATTTTATTAACATTGTTCATTTCATCAACGGAGAAAACAGTACCTCCACCAAAATTAAGAGGAATTTGATTTGCCATTCTATTAGATTGTGTTCTATATTCATCAGTCATCCAGGCTGCCCTTTCTAACGCTTCTTGATAAGTGCAGTTTTCATTTTGTTGAATACTTGTAGCTAATGCAGCAACACCATAATTTCTTCTTGTTTCTAACTCTTTTTTGGCTTGTGATAGTTGTGATATAAGCTCTCTTTTATCTTTATTAGAATATTTAGAATTGTTTTGTACTGTATTCATCATCTCAACAAGTATTTGGTCATTTGTATATCCTTTCTTTTCATAGTATCTACGCATATAGTCTGCATTTTCTACTTTTTTCCCATCTATGTATCCGTTATACAATCTTTCAAAAAATCCTCTGTATCTTCTGGAATTGCCATTTTCATCTTTATAATCAAAACCATTAAGTAGCTCAGCTGCCCTTTGGTGATATTCCGCAGATGCCTTGTATTCAGATATTGTAGCACCACTGCTTCTTGCCAGTACTTCGTTCTTTCTTCTATTATCCTCTCTTTGTGCTTCCCAAAATTTCAAAGCAGTAGCATCATTTGACCAGTTATCTGTATATTCTTTTTTTTGTTGTGTGTAAGCCAAAGCACCTTTTATAATATCTGCTACTGCCTCTCCTCTAATATCTCCATTTTTATCAACATAATTTCCTATACCCAATCTTGTCATCTGTTCCAAAAGAGCCTTTGTTGCTGGGTCATTAAAGAATGGATCAATAATTTGCATTGCTTTTTCTCTGTTTGATTCTGTCATACCAGATATTTCACGTATATATCCAAATCTGCCTTTAGCATCTTTGTTAGGTCCAAATGCTATGTTTCCTTTTGCTGCCATTCCAGCAAGTAAGTCTTTAATTTCTTTATAAGAATCCAAAGGAAGTTCTTTCATTCTTTTTGATAATTCTAAAAATAAGTCTCTTTGCTCATAACCAGGAGTATCTTCATACACACCACCACCACTTGTTCTTCCTGCTGCTTTCCATTTTTGCAGAGCCTCCTCTTTTAATTTTTGATTCATTACAGGGTCTTTAACAGTACTGTCTATTCTTTTCCAGTGGTCAGCATAATTTTTAGCATTAGTCTGTATTCTTGCTATATCTCCTGTTTGCCAGTCTTTAGTAAGTTGATTTCGTAAATTATTCAATTCAGAACTGTATCTTTTCCAGTTCATAGGATCTTTTTGTATTTTAGATACTAAATTATCAGCTCTATCACTGTACCCTTGCAATACCTTTTCTACATATTCTCTCTCCTGTTGGTCAGGAATATAACTAACATCTATGTTTTTAAACATAGCAGCAGTATTAACAGTACCATCTAATCCCTGTTGTTGAACCTGTAAAGCCCTGTCCATAAGTTCATAAGGAGGTCTAAAAGTAAAGTCCTCTACAAATATTGGTTTGTCTGTTTGATAAAATCTTGCCATAGTTATTTTATATCTATTTATTTGTTCTTTTAGGAACTAAACCTTTGTTAGCTCTTTCTACTGCATCTACTCTTTCAAGTGCAGTAAAGTCCTTCCACTGTTCCTCTGTATAATAGTCTTTCCAGTTAAAATTTGGAACTGCAATTCCACCAGGAATACCTGTTATTCTGCCATTTATATCTACTGCAAAATTACTGTAAGCATTGTTCATTGCATTAACAGTTGCATTTCTTTCCTGCACTTTGTTCATAGACTTTCCAAGTTGCTGCCAACCTTGTCCAATAGATTGTTCATCTCTAATCATATTAGTATAGAATTGGTCCCTATCCTGTCTATCTGCTAAGTCTCTTGCCTGTTCTCCCTGCATAACTGCCTGGTCTCTTGCTGCTTGCATTTGTGCCTGCTGTCCAGATATGCCTAATAACTGTTGCAGTTCATTTTGATATACCTGCATATCCAATTTATTAGCATTAGCCTGTGAAGCCAAATCCATTGCTCTCATAGTATTGATGCCTCTTGCAGTTTGTCTGTTTTGAGCAGTAGCACTTCTTCTTGCCAACTCTATTTCATCTCTCTGAATATCTCCCATTCTTTGAACAAGTCCTTTACTGTCTTCAATAGTTTTTAAAGACTCTTTTCCAAAATCTGTAAAAACATTAATATTGGGTTTATCTCCTGCTCTATTTATTAAAGTGTTTCTTTTACCTGCATAAGCGCTATGCATACTACCAGCCATACCTGCAATATCTCCAAAAACAGGTAGATTATTCATAATAGTATCTGCCCAAGAACTACTTATAGGAGATTTTGAAACTGTAGCACTTTTCCCATATCTGTCTGCTATCACTTGTTCTTGAGGAGTCAGTTTTGTACCAAAAGTAGGATTATATATTTCTAAGGATTGTTCTGAAATTAAATTAGGATTTACATTTTTTGCACCAAGCGTAGAATAATTATTCGTTCTATCTTGATTTATTTCTTCTGGATAAAGACCTATAGTATTAAGGTTCATATTAGGTTGAAAAGATAACTTCAAAGGTTGAACTCCTATTCTACGAGACCCAGCACCAAATTGCTGTCTATTATTACTCTGATTATTAAGTAATTCTTGAATACTCATATCCAACTGTTCTTCCTGATTAGCAGTAAGCATATATCTGTCAAGAGTATCTTTTGCTAATCTGTCTCCTTTACCCGATTTTTTTTCAAGATTGGCAATTTTATTTTCTCTGTATTTTTTCCTTTGAGCCATTGTTTTACCATCAATAGATACTCTGTCTGAATAAATTTTAGTTCCTGCTGGTAAATTTGCATCAATACCACCCTGTTCATGAGAAGGTCCTTGAAAATTTAACATTTGCCCATCAGGTAATTGTCCTATTTCATTACCTTCAACTTCTACTGGTACTATTCCTCCATCTCCAAATTGAGACAGTCCAAACAATGTATTATATCCTGCATTAGTATATCTTCCATAGTTATCAAGTTTTTTTTGTGCCAATGCCAAATTAGCAGCATTATCAGTTCCTGCTTCATATCCTTTAGTTCCTGCCATAGTCTTCATTTTAGAAGATGCTACATTCTGAAATTGATTACCAAGCCAGTTCATTCCTACTGCCACTCCTTTCATAGTATTTAAGATGGTGTCATTCATAGTATCTAAATCTGCCTGTGCCACCTGCTTTTGACTGTTATATATAGCAGCAGCAGGGGTATCAAGGTCTATGCCTCCAAAAGCAAAAGTCTTTGTCAAACCTCTACCCTGTTTATTATTTTTTATAACTGCTTTTTTCATTTCACCTCCGTATGCTTTAATTTGTTTTTGATAGTCTTTTTCCCAGTTTTTATATAATGTAGAGATCATAAACTCCTTCGCTTTATTTAAGACATCTGCATCATAATCTGGCTCTTTACTGTTATAACCACCTTCTTTATAGTAATCTACAGCATCCTGATAAACATTTTTGTATGGGTCAAAATCTTTTAATTTTCTATTCCTGGCATAGCTATCATCATAAAGAGCTTTACCTAACCCAACTTCATCATCCTTTTTCACGCCTTTTTTCATTCTAGCGTAATTAAAAGCCCTTGTGAATGGGTCATTAGAAAATTCTTCTTTATCACTTCCTTTTTTAAATCCATATCTATACTGCCAGTTCGATAGCATTTGTGTTGGAAGCATTGAGCCATTAGGTTGTCTTCTATTATTAAACCCCGTATCTGTGTTATTATTTAAACCAAATGTACTTCCTTTATTGGCAAGACCTATCCCTATCATAAAATCTTTATCAAGAGGTAAATTCACTCTTAATGAGTCTAATATATTAGTATTAAAAACCTTAGAATCTTTTGCTTTTCCTGCATCACTCCCTGTTGGTTTTACTTTGGTAGCGTCATAAGGTATTCTTCTCTTCTTATCTTCAGATTTTCTTATTTCTATTATTTCATCTCTATACCTTAATCCCACTCTATAATACTCTCTGTAAAAATCATCTCGCTCTTTAGGAGTCATTTTCTCTATTGGTTTGCTTGGTTTTGGCATTTGCCATTTCTCTCCTTCAGTTACAGACTTAAGCCCCCTGCTTTCCTGTTCTTTTGAAGGAGTAAAAATATACTGCCCAAATTGTTTTCTCCAAGTACCACCAGGATTGTCCTTAGTAGAATAAATACTTTCAGTTGAAAATGTTGGGTGATTGGGTTTTTTAAACTTATCTGTCAAATGGTCATCTTGATTCTTAATTTTAAAATTAGGATTCTCTTTCCAAAAACCCCTCAAGTCATAATCATAATCAGATTGTAGAGAAATAGGTAAAGTATTTCTCCATCTCTGAAACTCTTTTTCTTCAGTAGAATTGAGTTTAGTATCATAGTTTTTATTTTTTATAATAATATTACCCATAATATCATTTTATTAAAAATTACACACAATATATCCAAAGTCTTTACTTCCTTTTTTTAAGAACTTTATCTCTGGTAGTTATAGAGTTTATTTTATTGCAATCATAAAAGGCATACGTGTCAAAGCAGATATTACTATTAAGAGCAATTACAGAAACCAAATTACTGTACCCTCTGAAAACACTACTACCAACTGTTGTAAAACTGCTATCAAAAAGAATAACAGTAACAAAATCTAAATACTCATTTGTAAAATTACCACTCATACTATCAAGATTACTATCATAATACATATCTTCTCCAATAACAATAAGTGTATCATTACTCAATACTCAAATAAGATTTTTTTCTGTACAACAGAATCCTTCCATACAATAGGATTACTTGTTGTATAAACACTTTGAGTCTGTTTACCTCCACAAGCCATTAGGATAATTCCTAAAATTATAAGTATTGTTTTTTTATTTTTTTATTTTTTATTTTTAATAATAAGTTTTAAGATTATGTACAAGTTTTAAAATTAGATAAATATAAGTTTTAAAATTTATCTGACAGAAATTTTTTCATCCTCTGATGAGAAATCCAATGACAGTCTATAATCTGCAAAGTTATCAAAAATAAATCTAATTTCCAAATATTTGTCCCTAAAACTTTCTAATTCTGTCCAAATTTTTTCAAAGTTCATAGAATCCATGTTCAAAATCTTATCGATAAAGTATGTTTCCTGCACACTTGTTATATCCGACTTAAATATTGGCTGGCTGTAATCAATTCTAATATCCCTTAAAGTATTTAATGACCAAGTTTTTTCATTTTTATCTGCAATAATTTCATTAAGATTACGATTACCTACCTGATTCATCAAATAACTGGAAGACAAATCTTTATTTTTTACTTTAATATTTAATTCCCCTGTACATTGTCTTGAGTTATATACAATTAGTTTATTAAAAAATATATCATCAACATCAACATACTCTTTTGTGTCTTCATTGTATTTTTGAGCATTACATATCATTTGTATTGAATCCCATATTCTTGTTATTAAGGGATTTGAAACAGATACAAACTCAACAATAAAGGGGTATAATCTGTCGTAAAAAGTCTGATACTCTCCTTTTTTATTGTGTTTCCATATTCCACATTGACCATATATCCAAGAGTAAAATTTATCAGCAAGATGTATGTACATTGATGGTAAATAGGAGTGAAAAGACAGCCAACTTTTTAATTCAACATCAAAAGATAATGTCCAAGAGTTAAGATATTGAATAGCATTTTCTACTTCTTCTCCATCTATATACATTAAATCAGCATCTAAATAATCTACAGCAACTTGAGTTTCAACTGATATATAAGAATTTTGTATAAAAGCATTAATATCATTTTGAAATTGAGATGGATTAATAACTATACCATTAACTCTATGGCTATCAGATATTAAATCCCAACCATAATCTTTTGCAGGTAAAGTATCAGGAACCTCATATATATTTGCACTATCTAAAATAGAATCTCTTAGTATATTCCAATCCGTTGAAGACATTATATTATTTACAGGATAAGCATCAAACTCTTCTTCTGTCCAGGTATATTGCAGTATTTTAAAACAATACTGAATATATGCTTTTGCCCAATTATCATCACTGTTTTTTATTATAGGATATAAAAGACCTTTAAAGCTTCCTCCACTATCTACTATTTCATTATAGTCAGAAATGAAAGTATTATAGTCATCTCTATGATTAGCAAGACACCTTAAAAAAAGAGGGTCCTCCTCTTGATAGCTTATGGGATTACTAAGATAAGTAGCATGATAGGTGTGTGTCATTCCACATTGACCACAAGTATTTTCATTAATAAAAGAATAAACTAATATGTTTTTACCACTAAAATTATAAGATTCTACTACAGATTCTGTTCCATCAATATTAACCATAGTGAATAATCCTAAATTATCCTTCACTCTTTGTATGGTATTCCAAGTTCTTTGAGAATCACAACTGCTGCTGTCCTGATAAAAATACAAATGTCCTGTCCAGAAAATACCTTGAGCAAAAGTAGCATACCACTGTTTTACTGCATCTTTTATAACAAGTAAGTCATTAGAATTAAAAGATGATGACCAATCAAGATGGACAATAATATTAGTATCATTTGGCAATGAATTTTGAGTCCATCTTGTTTCAATTCTTGTTCTTTTAATATCTCTTTCAAATTTTAATTTACAATCTTCTATGCCTATATATCTCCAACCTGATGCTGGTCTAACTTCTTCCTGTAAATATTCAGAAAAATCTGTTTCTGGTATTACAGCATTTTGTACCTCATTTAAAGTCTGTTCAAAATTTCTAAATATAATAAGTTGTCCATTTCTAACACACAGTTCAAAGTCTGTATTATCAGTAACTTCTTCTGAAAATTTAAAATCTTTTTTTGTCAAAAGTATTCTGTCTTTATAAGAATCATAGGTAGAAATAAATCCACATCCATATTTATTGGAAGGATTATCATCAAAAGGATATTTCCTACCTGTATTTTTTTCATATTCCCTTGACATTTGAATAGGCACATTATCTTTAAACCAAGTTGACATACCTGTATCAGAAATATCTATTAACTGCTGTCCTGTAAATAGAAATGCTTTTCTTTGTTTTTCACATACAAAGAAATATCCGTGTTCTATTAAAAGAACAGATTCTCTGTGCCAAATACCTGCTGACATTCCACTACTTGCTTCTACTATTTTTCTTGGAGGTATATCATATAAAGAACCAGTACCTATAAAAGAAACTATCTGATCAGTTACTCTCTCCTGGTTGTTTTTAGGTACTTCCCACAATGCCTCTCTGGTATGAATAAATAATTGATTTCTTATTTTAAAGATGTTCATTATCTCTCCTGTTTCACCATCTAAATCTCTATAGTTATTCTGTTTAAAGATGCTGTAATTATCTACAACTTCCTCTTGAAAAGACTGTTCTGACCAATGGAATCTGTGAGGAAAATTTTCAGCACACAAAGAACAACAATTATAGGTAATTGGTAAGTGAAAGTAAGTTTTAACTCCATGTCTTCTCTCCATATCAGGATTGATTGCATATAACTCCCCTAAAACTGTTCCATTAAACTCTACATTATGGTTTCTATTTGGATTAGGAAACAGACATTTAGAATTTCCAAAAGATTCTAATTTTGTTTTTGGTTGTCTATAAGAACCTACAGGGTCAGTAGGAGAGCCTACATCTCTTGTCATTAACCATTGAAAAGATTTATCTGGTTTCAATATATCTGCTATACCTTTCCCTCCAGTATCTGTTCTCCATTGAACAAGTTCTGCCTGATTATTACCAGATTCAATAATACCAGGAGAACCAAGAAATCCATTAATACCGCCTCTTACTTTCAATGCTATATTAACTTCAGATTCAAACCACAAATCAGTAAGACAATCTGTTGCATATTCCATTTGGTCATCAGAGGGGCTGTGAAAGAAACTCCACCAACTGTTAGTAACCATTGGCTGAAACTCGCTGTAAATCCAATCATCCATTACAGTTTTTTGCAGTCCGTCATTATATGCTTTATTATAATTGTCAATCCATTTTTGGTCTGACAACATACTTGTTAATAACCATATAGCACCAGCAGTAGCAACTAATCCTACTCCTGCTCCTGCTATTATTGCCATTCCAAGTCCTATTCCAGCAGCAGCAGAAGTTCCTCCTGTAAAAATAGCAAGTACTACTCCGATTGCTATTATAACACCAGCAGCAATATAAGCTAGTGGTCCCCAGAATTGTGCTTTGGGAAGTAATTTTACTCCTCTGTTTTGAACTTTTATAGTAGTATTATATCTCAAAGAACCAACATAGGCATCCCCATTAAATACTTCACAATTACTTTCAGATTGAAGATTGGTTACTTCCTTGTAATATGGTAAAGTAAAAAATGTAGAATAAGGCTCATATACTTCTTTTTTAATTACTACATAAGGAATATCATTACCATTATAAACAGGACCTCCAGTACCTTCTTTTATTTGAACTATCTGATTTACCTGGTCAACTTGATTATTATATATACATCTGTTTCCTGGTATATTTCTTGCCGTCTCATATTCCATTCCTCTTAAAACATAAATAGTATTCTGGTCTTCTGGTTTAATAGACCAATTATAAGCAGGTTTCATTTCTAACTTATTATCTCTGAAAGCCATTTTAAAGCACCAGCCATCTTCTCCTTTTTTATGAGGACTTCCTCCTGTATTTCCACTATCTAAATTTTGGTGAGAGAATTTATTGTTGCTGTCTCCGCCATTTTCAGCATAGGAAGAACCATTAGTTACATCAGAATATCTCGTCCTGCTATATTGGTCTGATTTATTAACATCATCTGGAAAAGTCCTGTTGAATTTTCCCTGTTGTTGGATAGTATGAGTGCCGAGAGATAATTTTTCTCCTCTGAATTTATGTCTTGGAGTAATAAGATTCCAAAATCTGTTGTCAATAATTGTTGTATCAGTATCTATTTTGCCAGATTTATCAGGTACATAACGAGTAACTTTTTCAAGTTGCGGCATCAGTAGAGTAGGGGCAATATAAGTATCAAATCCAAGTACTCTTGATTCTGAAGAAGCAGACATACAGGGAGTCATAACTCCGCTGTCATATATAATTTTATTTTCTTCTGTTCTCTCATTTCTTACAATATAATATCCAACCACATCATCATCTTTTACTCCTATGTCAATACCTCTTGGGAGTTCTATTCCAGAAAAATGAAGTCCTAATTTATTGACAACAATGTCCTCTTTTATGCTGGTATCTTCTATAGTTCTCTGTGGCAGTACTTTTAAAGTAATAGTACCATTAGCATCACTTTGATTCCAAATTAATCCAGTAGGATCAGATATAAATTCAATATTTGTACTGTTTATTGCAGATATTTCTACTTTTGTTATTACAATATTACTGTTGCCGTCATTATCAAGATGTCTCAAAGTTTGTCCATCTGTTACAGTCATTGTACCAGCATACATATCTTCTGTAGTAAATGGTATTGTAACTTCTCTATCTTCAGCTACAATATTGTTGTTTCCATCTACAACATTGTAGGTAACAGTGATAACACTGATAGCAGGATAAGTCTCTTCTAACCAACGTCTGTCTATTGTTACAAGAAGAGTTCTTTGAATCCATGTTGAACTGTTTTGATGAGTATCTAATACTTTTATCAAAGGCTTATTAATGGTTGCTCTCTCTGGAAATTGATGATGTCGAATTTGTGTACCATCTAATAAATTTCCATCACAGTCATATCCCCAGTATATTGAATTTTCACAGTTGCCTGTTCCTATTTTAGGATATATTGTAGTCTTACAACTGTTGTTATCAGTATTCATAGGAAAAGTAATGACTTTTCCATCACTGTCTTCCACTCTTGAATAAGTACCATTGACAGTTTTACTTCTTCCTGGTATATGAAATACAGGTGAAATAAATCCACTTTTGAATACATACACTATTCCAAAAGAATATACTTCTCCTGGCATATAACCTGCTCCCACTCCAACATCTATATCCAAATCTTCAGTATCTCCCGCTACATCTGCTACATTTAATAAAGGAGATTTAACATTACCGCTGTCTCTTATACTAACAGCAGAAGACTGCCTTATTATACAGTCTGTTTTAATTTTGGAAGCATATTTTTGCAGTCTGCATAAATTACCTTCCCAAGATTTAGTATTTCCCAATAATAATAAATTTTCGTGCTGTTCTATAGTTTTTGCTCTATTGATGAATGCTTTTTCAAACATCAGCTCTTCTGTAGTCATTTCTGTCATATTGGACAGTGCAGAGAAAGTGTATATATTATTAACTACCGATATTGCCTCTGATACTACAGTTTTAGTAGGCATACCACCACCAGAGTCAGCAATGGAGAAAGCAAGCCTGTAAAAAGGAAAATTATTTGTATCTAAGTTTGATAAAATAACCCTAATTGCTTTTGAAGTTACTCCCAAAGACAGAGGATTATCTCCGTTATTCATAGGAGTATATGAGTAAAAACTTCCTGCTATTTCAGGATACTGGTCTGATAGTAGAGCGTTGTATATAATAATTGGATTAGTTTCATTTAGCCAGTCTGTTCCATTATAATTTTCATCTACATACTGTACAGCAACAGTATAACTTCCTGGCGGCAAAGAGCCTCCGCCTTCAAGTACTGCTATGCTTTCAAAAGAAGGAATTTGCTTGGCAATTTTTATTAAATTAAATTTATCAGCAGACCAGTTTAAATCTGCATCTTTGTATAAACCAAGGTCATCTATATTAATAACTCTTGGCGGATTAAAATTGTCTGTCCAATATATATTTCTTTCACAACCTCTTCTTAACCTGTATGTAGCCTGTATCTGATTTTCAACTCTGAAATTAAGCACAGGAGTATTAACAAGTGTAATATACTTTCCAAAGTCATTCATTATACCTATTTCACTAAAACTGTTATCTTCTGACACAGAGAATATAAGAGTATCATTATTTTCTATATATACTTTACCAATAGGTATATATCCTGCTGGAAGATTAACATAGAGTTCATTACTTGGTTCATTTGTTTTGGTGAAACTTCCATTTCCAGAAACAGTCTGCTCGTTAATCAGGTTAAGAGCAAATCTTTGTGTTCCTTTGAATTGATACAAAGGAGGCAGGTCTGTATGCAAACCTGCATTAAAAGTGGACAGATTATTATTCTGCATACTTGTAGATTCCTGTTCCTGTTCCTTGTTATTATTGTTTTTTACCTTAGCCATACTATACTCCTTCTTCCAAATGTATAATTAAAGTTGCCAAAGAAATTTTTATACCTGTATAAATTAGGCAGAGCATAAGTCTGTTCCATCAGATTTTGATATTCATCTAAATTCTTTGGCATTTTAGCATAATTTTTAGCCTGCCTTGCATATTTTAACCATTTTCTTTCTAAGTCCGCAGGTAATTGTTGAAAACCTTCTCTGCCATTCCATTGATACCACTCTGCTATTTTCCATTTAATATAGTAAGTAATGGCAGCCATATAGGATTCATTATCTGGTATTAATGGATAGCCTGTCTCTTTGTCAATAGCAGTTCTTAAATAAGCCAAAGCAATGAGACCTTCTTTAAAGGAAAATCTTAATTTCTTATTAATAGTACCTGCTATAGTATATTCTTCTTGATTAGGAATATATTTATACAAGTCTTTATTAGATTCTTTACATACTATTGAATTAAAGAAAGTGTGGTCAGAAAGTTTTACTGGTATAAAATCTCTATTAAAAAATTCACTGTTTCTCCAAATATTATACTCCCACTGTAAATCAAATCTTGGTCTATAAAAAGCCTGTTCAAATGGTCCAATAATATTACCCATACAGTCAGTATATACTGCTGTTTTATCCTGACAAATACAGCCTCCGCAGGGAGGTATTTTACAACCATCATCAGTCCAAGTACAATTTTTATCCCTACACTTACAATCAGGACTGTTATGATTTTTACATCTACATTCATTTACTTCCTGAATTAAATCACAAGAATTATCTCTAATCCAATGTCTTTTCTTGGCTATTTGAATAACCATATTAAAATAAGCAGGCACATTAGTTTCATAGTTTTCAACTTCAAGAAAAGCTACAGCCTCTTCTTGAATCTGTTCTACTTTTAAGAAACCAAGAGCCTCTCCAATCCATTCTATTGCATCAGATTCATTTATATCCGTACCTCTAAAATCTCTATGAAATTTAGCAAGTACCCTATCTACTGTTGTAAATTGCATTTGAGTCATAATTAATCAAATTGCTCTGCTAAAGATTTTTCTTCAATCTTCAGCGGATTAGTTTTAGAGAAATATTTTTTACACGGATAACACCAGTCTGTATTTCCATCTTCATTAACATACTTAATTTCAGCACTTTTAATTATAAGAAATCCATTTTCAATTTCTTCAACTTCTATTCTATACTCTTTTTTAAGTATTTCACAACTAGAAGGAATTTTACTCTCCTCTTTACTTTTATAAGTTGCTTTATCTAGTCTCATAATCTATTGTTTTTATAATATATTCTTTACCTTCTTTTATTCTATTAAAAATCGTCCTTTTATTTGCCCTTGTCAATCTTAAGGAGTACAAGGCTTTATTTAATAGAAAGACTCCGTTTTTTCTCCAAAGAAGCCTGTATCTTATCCCTCCTGTGGATTCATTAGTGTGATACAATATTTGTTTCTTCTTTCTACTGTTAGGATTAGTATCCCAAAACTTTTTTGTCTTTACCCAGTCAGGTGCTAAACCTTTTACTTTTTCATTTTCATCAAATTTAATTTCCTGTTTTCTGCCAAAAATTTCAATATATCCTAACCTGCAAGGTAAGGTAACTTCATCACCTTCAATAGTTTTCTCTATTAAAAATTTATTAAATTCATTGCACAAATTTATATAAGTTTTACTATCAACAGCATTAGAATTTTTCTGCTTGTACAGTTTATAACTGTCTCTTATGTTTTTTGGTTTCATCACTTACTCTCCTCTACTACACTATCTTTAGTATCATTGGTTAAATCTTCTTTCTGTACTCCAAAGAAAGTAACTAATTCTTCTGCTGTTTCACTTATAATCCAGTCAATAAATTCTCCATCTACAGCAAACTCCATATCCAAAGGAGATAAACAGTTTTCTTCAATTTCTTCATCTTCTTGGCATTTAGAAGGAAAAGATTGTACAGCAACAGGATCTTCAAATAAACCAGTAACAGATATCACTTGTAAATGTCTTAATCTTTGTGTAACCCCTACTATATATAAATAGCCGTCTTTAATAAAAAAATCTGGCTTATTTGATGTATATTTACTACTCTGTTTATACTTTACTTCTCTCCATTGAATCTCTGAAAATATAATACTTCCATCAATAGAAGTAACTGATTGAATTAGATGTACATTTAAGTCTGATAATGGTCTTGGCAAAGGGTATTTAGTCCTTAAAATATCACATCCTATTGGTGGAATACAGGGACACTGATGTACAGGAACTGTAATCACTTCTACACAATTTAAGATTTGATAGTTCCACTGATTAATTTTCTGTCTTTTTTTAGCCTGTTGAGACACATATTTACTTCTTAAAGTTAAAAGCTTATGATATATATGTCTTGAAGATAAACGACTATCATCACTTTGTACCCCTTTTGAGTACAGAGACTGCACTCTTTGTATTACTTCACTGACTTTCATAGTTAATTTTATTATATTCTGTTTCAAGGTAATCTTTCAACCTTTGAGTATAATCTTCTGTTTTATAAATTGAGAATGTTCCATCTGGTTTTAAATGGATTATTCTTCTATCTTCTACTTTATATCCAGTCTGTTCAAATAAAATCTGATACAGAGACAGTTGTATTTGATACTTATTAAAGTTATTTTTTAAAAGGTCGGAAAAACATCCTAATAGTCTTTCTCCTGTAAAATTCTTAAATAAATCTTCATTAGTTTTCCAATCAGTTATTACAAATCTTCCTGTTTCATTATTATACAGCAGAGTATCACAAGTGCCTGCAAATAAGTATTTTTTGTGATACATTTTTAATTCTGTGAGCATAGGGAAGATTTTTTTAGGTACTGCTTTCCAAAATTTTACTACTGCTTCTTCATATTTATTAGATGGTTTTATATTTTTGAAAGTACGTTCTTCTGCAAATAAATGAATATTTTTTCCTAATTTACATCTTGAATCCCCTTTATCTCTCCACATTTTTAATACCTCTTGTTGAGATATTCCCAACTCTCTTGCTTTCTTCAAACTTTTTTCCTGTATATTAAAAGGTCTTACAAATCTATCTACAATACCAGAAACTGATATAGAGACTGGTTTTCCATCAAAAGAGTATTTATGTAAAGACTCTTCAAATTCCAATCCGTCAAAGAAGTTCTTTATTCTGTTACTTTTCTGCATTTTGTCGTTTTATTTTATTTTCTAATTCTGTTTCTGCTTCTAAAATATCCTCGCTTACATCTTTTAGTTTAGAATACTCTATTTTCAAGGAAAAGTACTTTCTGGTTATTTCCTCATAATCTTTCTTGAGAATAGTATAAGAAGTCTGTAAGCGGCTGTGTTTAACTCTTAACTCCTCATAGTCAGATTTTAATTGTTTATTGAGAGCAGAAATCTCTTCAAACCTTTTTTCTAATACATCAAACTTTTCAGTTAAATCTTTTATGTTTTTAATCAAAATTTCAGCCTTGTCTTTACTATCTCCTACAAATAATTTATAGGCTTCCTGCATAGATTTTGTTGCATCTTGATTAACTATGACATCTTGACCAGCCTCATCAAGTTTTCTTTTACTTTTATTAAGAAAATGATTCAACAGAAGAATAGTTAAAGTCAGTATCCCTCCTACTCCAAATATGTTATTTAATATTCCTGTCATTTTAATGTTTTTTAACTTGTTTAATTTAATTTTTTTTCGTATTTTTGTAATCTTCAAGTCTATTGATGTGAAGAAATTGTGTTTATCTATTGATAAATAAACTAACGTGGAATCGCGGGAGAAATCCTAATTGATTCCACTTTTTTATTTATTCAGGATGCAAAGATAAGACAGGCGCATAGTACTGACCAGTATTTAATCTTCCTATAAATATAGAAGGATTTTTAAATTTTGTGTTATCACAAATTGCAAAATTCATTCTTCTACACCAACTTCGTCTTCCACTTTGTCTTACAAACCTGCAATTAGGAATATTTACAAATCTCTCTTTAATAAAATTATACAAGGATAAACCTTTTAATACTTCAGTGATAATTCCTTCATTACTGTTATCTTTAAGTTTGTAATTATCCTGTAAAATAAGATTGTCGTCAACAAATGAAAACTTCAAAGGAGTAACCCTGTTTTTAGAATCTCTGCCTTTAACAATAATAAATCTTTTCCAGGAATGTTCCATATGAAGAGTATCAGGTGTACCAGCTGTGCTTTTTTTACTCCATTTACTGGGCTTCTGTTTTATATTTCTGTAAAGGTAGTAAGACCTTTCAACAGTAATATTTGGAATATTTATACCTTCTCCTTTATTTTTAAATTGCAAGACAGGAGGTTGGCTTCTTTCCAACTTAACTATCCTTGCTATTAGTTTGATTATCTCTTGTGCTAAATTCATAATTGTTTGTATTTATCATTCTGTGCTGACTTGAAAATCCAGTTTACTCCATATATCCATTACTGTCTGATAATAATCTAGAAATTCTGTCTCCAATATATTTAAGACTTTTGGAATTTGAATATATTTTTCAAATCCAACAGGGTGTACTATTCCAACTGTATTTGCACCATTTTCCTGATTTACTTCTATCATAGCAGTAGGATTGCACAGTCTATAAAAAGAGTATTGTTCTGTAACCAAATCAAGAGGGAGCATATTATAAGTAAATTCTTTTAGTCTTGCTAATGCAGAAGGATTGTTAATAAGCCATTGTGATACTTGCCAATACCATCCAAGAAATCTTGTCCTTAGTTCAATATCATTAATTTTTATAAGTCCAGCATTAGCAGATTCATTTTGACTTCCACCCTGTAAAGGTTGAAATTTATCTACTGCAAAAATGAGTAAATCATTGTACGCATCTGTTTTTTCATAATGAGAACAAATTATATTAGTAGTATTACACTTATCTATAACTCTACCATCATAAATAAACAAATCAGTATCAATTTGTGTCATATCTAAAGTAGAATTTTGTAATGCTAACATTTTTCCTGCTGCCCAAAAATCAAGACTATAATTAAAATTATCAAAAGTGTTGTAGATTTTATCATAAGGAAGAGTAGATAGTAGTTCTTTACCATCAATATCAGTATATAATACTACTCTTTGTCCGTGCTTTTTTAATAAAGCCAGTGATAAAGCAGCAAGTGGGAGAGTAAGATAATATTGAAAAGGAAAGAACCATCTGCTGTTTTCCTTATCTTCTCTAAGAGGTTTAGTCCACAAGGTATGGTAAAACTCTCCTACTGTTTCCGCTTTCTTAAATTCATTTAATTCAAAACTTCCAATTCTTCCAAAATTCTTTCCAAAAGTATTAATATCAATATATTGAGTATCTTCTGTTGATTTTTTATCTGTCAATTCAGTGTAAATTACCTGTTTCATATAATTAATTTTTTTTTTAAATAATTTGATTACCTTTGGAGGTAATATGTGAAATCCAAATATCTTCTATATTCCAGTCTTTTATAAAAGAAATATCCTGTACTTCCTGTGCTTGTCCATATCTGTAAGGACCAAAATTGAAAGTATTTTCTGAGCCATCAAAAAAATTAGTAAAATAATCATAAGAATATTCTAAAGGTTCATTATCACTAATGATAAATCCTGCGGAATCTTCAAAAATGCCTGTTTCATTTAAAACTGTACTGCTTGAGAATCCTACTGTTTTACACCCTTTCTTTCTTAAACTAAATTTTGAAGATTTAACTTTATATCCAGTTAGCACAAAATTTTCATTTTCATCCAATGCCAAGATTTCATAATTAGGTGCTTCTAAAAAGTTTACATAAGTTTGAATGATTAAATATTTACATCCATCTATTCCAAAGTCTTCTGTAATTCCTGTGTACAAACACTTTTTTACTCCTGTTGGAGTATTTTTTATTCGTCCATTTTCATAAACAAAATATATTCTACCATCATTAGGGTCATTAATTGTTACAAATACTCTACCATTTATATCTGCTCTCAATTTTCCAAAAGTATTTGATACAGAAAAATTTGTATTGGTATAGGGGCTTCCTGCCACTTGACTAAAAGAAATATCATTTAATTTAATAAAATAAATCTGACCATAAGTACCTAAACATAAAAATAAATCATTATCTCTTTTAATAAAATCATATCCTTCAATATTATAACTATCCACTAAAATTTTACTCTGCACAGTAACTACTTGTCCTTCCATTGCATCATCAAGGATAGCACAGACTACTTCCCACATAGCACCTATATTTTTTATTATTTGTACAAAATATACTTTTCCATTAGGCATAGCCTTTAACATTGTCAGGTATATATTGTTCATATCTAAACCATTGTCATACGCTAATTGAATACTGTGAACAGTGTAATCAACATCAGCACGAGAACAGAAATGAATACGAGGACCCATATTTTGTGTATAAAACCAAAGCCTGTCCCGAACATCAACTGTTAAACTGTGAGGTTTATTTATAAAATGACCAGGATGACCAAGATTCTGCTCGATTCCACTATTTGATAGATGAATAATATCACCATCATTAACACCATTAATCCACGTACCAGCAGAAGTAGTTAATTCAACTGATTTAGGGTAAGAAATCTGAGAAGGAATATCATATCTGTTCCACACTTTATTCCAACTGTTATTAACATCAGTGTATTCTTTAAACCATAGTTGTCTATTATGTAAACATATTATATATCCACTATTCACAGATTTAGAAGTTTTCAAAAACACATATTCTCCGCTTTTCCCAAGTACTTGTATTTCATTAAGACGAATATCTACAGGAGAATTGCTATTACCAGTCCATACTGAAATAACGTAAGATTCTCTAGTACTTTTTTCTATACATCCAATAGTAGAATCGTTGAAAGGAATAAAATATACATAACTAGGAGTTTCTATCTGATAATATTTAACAGGATTAGGAGACGTACAATTACTTTGTCCACAAGGTGTTTGTAAATGGTTAGTAAAGGCTCTACTATATTTTATAGTATGTATAGATGGTTTACAATCTTCAAACTGCCACAAGGCATCAGAAATATTACCTGAATTAAGCATCTCATAGTATTGTTCTTTTTCTGTTTCATATATAGGAAGAAAATTACCTGATGGTTGTGGTGGAGTTGTATTGTTATTACAATCACAATCACAGTTACATTCATTTTGAGCATTGCTCCAATTTTCTCTAATACATTCAATATCCAATCCAAGTTTTTTTATACAGGGATGTATTTTACTGAAATTATATCTGCTTTTTACAGACTGTGAATTTCCTTCTGTTTTATAATCGGTATAATAGAATACCAAGTAATAGAAAGAGATAATCTTCTTTAAGATATGTTTGTTTTCTATATTTCTGCCGATACTTTCATTGAGAAGATGACAAAGGTTGGCTTCTATAACCTCACACTCTATACATTTTGAAGATGAAGCCAGAGCCTTGTCATATTTTCCTCTACTAATAACATTGTAAGCAAGAATTTTAAAAAGAACATTCAAAAGGTCTTGATTATCTTCTTCTCCATTACAATCTTGACAATCTCCACAATTACAACCACAGATATTATAATCTAAATCTTCAATCAGAGAAGCCAAAATAACTTGATACTGTGGTATAAATATTTCATCACTTTTGTCTTCTCTGTTTGTAAGAAATATTTTATATAGACCATCTTCAGAAGGAAGAACAAAATTGATAGTTTCTTCTGGCATAATTTCTATCTCTATAATAACAATCTCAAAGTTTTCCTCTATATCACAAGAAGAACTCCTGTAAAGATTAAGACACAAATTGTCCAATATCTTATTAGTAATTTGAAATCTGTTACCATCTCTTTTTATTTCATACCACATATTTATATCTTTTTAAAATTAAAAAATAAGGGCAGGACAGTTTTGCCCGCCCTTAATAATTGTTTATAGCAATCTATTCAAATTTAGATACTTGAGATTCAAATCCTGATGGAAGAATTTGTTCCAGTAATTTAATAAAATCTACAAGTTCAGAAGTCTCTGATTCTGGAAAATAGATTTCTGTAGCAACATTGTTAAGATGCTCTTGCCAACCTGCAATAGAAAATTGGTCATAGGTCAAATTAACTCTGTTGTACTTTTCATTTGTTTCAGAAAAATATTTAAAACCAGAATTAGAAGATGCTGTTCCTGTAGCCTCTGAGACTCTGTAAGGTCCAGGTCTTCCATTCCAACCCCCTGCTTTATATTCTCTTTGTCTAACATCATAACCAGAACCCTGTTCATAAGTTGTGTCCTGTATAACTTCAACTTTACCATTACATTCAAAACCAGCAGTAAGAGAAGTGATAATAACAGTCTCTCTTGATTTGAAATATAATAAATTAATATCGCAGAATCTGAAGATATTCAAAGGCATAGCAGTTAATCTAATTTTTGCTACTACATCATTAGTAAGATCATCATCAGTATTAGTTGCTTTATTTTCTTCAATAAAGGCATCTAAATCATCTATTACTGAGTTATCTGTAGGGTCTATTGCTTCTGCTTTAACCAACTGGTCTGCATTAGCATTAATATTATTAAGGAATAGTTTAACCAGTTCATTTCCATCTTGTGGAGAACAAGGGTTACAATCATCTCCACAACAGGGAGTTCTTACAACATAGGTTTTAGAAAATTGATTATAACCTTGCTGATTATAGATTCTCTGATTTCTAAATTCAAGTTTAATTCCAAAATCAGTATTACACTTTGCACTAAATCCAGATATTTCTACAATTTCTGGCTTACTTTCAGAATATTGTTGTGCCTGGTAATATCTAATATTATCCCTCTGAATCATCTGTCCAGCAGATTTATTAACATCGACCAGAGTATCACCTCCTTTCCCATCATCAATACCAACAGCCAAATAAAATTCTTTTGGTGGTTTAGCAGGGTCCACTGATAAGTTAGTCTGGTAATCAAATATACCAATTTGGTCAACCTCTAAATCAGTAATTGGTGTTGCTTCTGAAGTAAGTGCTTTCTTTGCAACAAGCACTTGAAAAACATCATTGTTTCTTGACATAATTTAATTTATTTTAATTCGTTAAAATTTAATTTGTGTAACTTTACTTGATAATCGGAAGACAATAGTTCTCCTGATACAAGAGTTACAGCAATATCAACAATTTCTCTGTGTGTATGTTCAGGCAGTTCACAATCATTAGTTCCCGATAATACAGTACCAGATGGAAGTTGATAAGTACCATTTATAAATTCATTAGCATTATGTATATAAGATGGTTTTCTTATATAACTTAATATTAACTCTTTATTAGTAAATGTGCCGTCATCAAAGACTTTAACCCCCTCGTCTATAAATAGACAATTTACTGTTCTCCATTCAAAAGAAGATTTATCAAAAGAACTATTTTCAAATTCATCATCGTGCTGTCTTATGTATAATCTTCCTTTTATATTTCTGCACTCTCCCTTGTCCATAAGTACATCTGACTTTAAAAAGAAAAGATAGTCTTCTGGGAGTTGTGCTATACTATTTGTAATAATGACAGATACATCTGATTTAACTAAAGTTCTAATATCATCAATACTTCTCTGACTTTTTTCAAAACCAAGATAACTTCTCTGTCTTGGTTGAGCAACCATCTTAATAAACAGTTCCTGTGCTTCATTCAAAGCACAGTCTATCTCTGGTACTAAGAGATTTCTGTTTTGCTGAGAATCAACCTTATTGAGTTTCTTCTTAAAGTCATAGTGCATTTCTGATACAGTCATTTTATTTCTATATTAAGTTTGAAAAGTTAAGTTCTTTTGATTTTTTAATTCTTTCAAGAAGCTCCTTAGACACTTCAATTCCAGTTAAATCAATTATAACAGTTGTTGTTTCCATTGTTTACTTTCTATTTATTTGAATTTAATTGTGCCATCAATCTTAATTTCAAATCTTGATTTTCAGGTTTCTTCAGGTAATCAATTACATCAACTACTTCTGAACCAAGTACAGAATCAAAGAATAAAATTTTATGACCTGATTTTCTTAATATACTCTTTTGCAGAGCCTCAAGAATCATTGCGTGAATTGCGGTATCTTCATCACCTCTTTGAATAATATTAAGAACATCCTGTGCTTTTGTTTGAATTAATTTATCAATTTCTACCTCTACAAATTCAGAAGATTGATTCTTTAAGTTTTTATCTCCAAGAATCATTGCTATTTGAATTTTTTTACTCAAAGACAACTTACTGCACTCAATAGTGGCTTTCTTTCTTAATTCAACTTTTGTTGCTTTAACTTCAATTTCTTCAGCCTCATCAAAGATAACGTGAGTAGCTTCAGGGAAAAGTCCTTCTTCATATTCTTTCATTGAATTAGCAACAAATTTAGATGCTTTGCATATTTTCCACCTAATATAGTCCAAAGAATTGTCTGTATTTAAAAAGATAGTATTGTTCTCCAATGTTACCACTGCCATATTGCTATCCCAAAATTCGTGATATTTTTCTGTAGCTATTGGATTCAAATCTTTTCCAACTAAAATCCCATAATACTCAAGTTCTGTAATATCTTCTTCTGTTTTTGGATGTTTATAAGTTTTACTTACATTATCCAATCCTGTTGCATACTGCATTGTATCTCCATTAATCAAAGCCTGAATCTTTTTAGGTCTTGTAAAAGATTCTTTACCTGTCTTACCATGCCATTTTTTAATTTCTATAGGTCTAATTTCTATTAACATAATTTTTTTTTTAAATTAAGTAGAAGACACAGAAGAAACCAATCTTCTGTACCTAAATGCTCACTTAAGCACGAGCAAGGAGTAGTTCACCACATTTTGTTATATCGTGGATATGTAAACCCTCTGTTTTATCACAGTGCATTTCATAGTATGCTCCTGAATGTGCAGAAGTGCCTCCTTTAATTGGTCCATAAGGTCCAAATAAACCATTAATATAAGTAAATGCAAAACCATCCTGTTTATTCATAATCTTAATATTTGATTTACCATTTTCACCTGAAAAATCCAAGAAAGTAATTCTTTGTGATTCTACAGGAAAACCTGTAATTGGGTCAATTTCGTGATGAATAGTTCTATCATCATAAAGAGGATTATGAATAAGTTCCAAAGATGAACCATTTGCCATGTTGTATCTTACAAACTGAAATCCTGCTTCCAAACCAATAGTATTACCTGTATAATCTCTGCTGAGTTTATCTGTAAATACTTCTACGTTTCTTATAAAGCCTGATTTGTTCATCCAATCTGTAACTGCTCTATGGAAAGCCAACATACCATATTCACCAGTAAAACCTTTTATAGACCTTCCTTTTCCTGGTTTAACTCTACCGTAAAAAATATCCATCAAATATTCTTCAATCAACTTTGTGGTCAAAAAAGAATATCTATGAATATGAGAATCTTCAAGTTGTTCTTGAATACCAGGATAAGACCTGATAGGTCTTCCATTAGCATCAAGCACAGTTTCAGTACTTCTTGAATACCATCTACCTCTTTCTAATTCTCTGTACCATTCTTGCCAAAATTCTACTTCAGCATACTTTATCCAAGATTTATGAAAGTTTCCTTTTGTATCTGGAATTGCAACTCGAAGTACTTCTGTGGAAGCATAGTCAGTTACTTTATATTTTTTACGGAATTTACCCATTTTATTACGCAGTGTAATAGGTAATGAGTATTGAGTTGAACCTGACTGTTCAGCAGCCTCTCCATATTGAGAGAAGAATTTACTCCACTGTTGACCAGGTCTTAAATATTGAACAGGTAAAAATGCCTGTGGGTCATCACTCATCAATCTGACAGTATATACCCAGCCATCACCATGTCTTTGAACTTCATCCTGAATCCTGCACAAGTATTTTTTACTTGATGTTCCAGGTGAAATTTCATCACCAGGTACAAACCAGTTTTCATCCAGTTTGATTTTGAAAGTAGTTTTAAATTTACCAAGTGTTGTATTACTTGTTGGTTCTACATTCTCAATCACAACTAATGGTCTTGTGTTTGCACCTTTGAGTTCCCATTCCCACTCTGTACTGGTAATTGTTTCCTCACCACTTTTTACAGATGTTAAAATAGAGGAAAGAGGATTGTCAGAGTAGTAATTCTGTGCAGAAAACAATTTATCCATTGTTTCTGTAAATACATAAGGTTTGGCAATAAGGGCAGCTCCAAGATGATTTTGTTCTGTCATATTAGCATGCCACTGCGTTTCCTTTGTAATTAGTCTTGAACCTAATGTTGCCATATCACTTTTCTTTTAATGTAATTAGTTTTTATTCTTTATCTTTTCTTTAAAAATAATCTGACAGAGATTTGTACTGTGAATCTGTCTCTACAGACTTTCTTGGGATTTCTTTATTTCTTCTAATGTTGTCTTTAACTTCTTTTACCACTTTGGTAGTAGCTGTCTTTTCAATTTGAGAAAAATCAAATGTACCATCTTTTTTTCTGTCCCTTAAAAGTTTTGCCAACTGTATTGAAGCAGATTCATTCTGCAATACTTCCATTAATCCCTGATTAAATTTAGTTACTACTGCTCCATTATTTAATTTAACATTTCTGTCTGTCATGTAACTGGGAATTTCATTCTTGTCTTTTAAAGAGAGTCTTATTCCATCAAATTCTTCATTTACAGTATTTCTAATGCTTGCATAATATTGTCTTGCTTTCTCTCTTTGAATTTTTGCATATTCTTCCTGTTTTTGAGCCTCTTTTTGAGATTCAGCGGCATCCTGTTTTTTCCATTGTTCAAATTTCTTTTTTGCAAAGACTTCAAGTTTTCCAGTATCTTTCAAGTTCTCAATTTCAGTATCAATAAAGTCTTCATCCATTCCCTCTTGCTTACGCATTTCGGTTACTACTAATATCTGATTTTTTTCATCGGTAATATCAAGATTTTGAGTAATACCAGAAGTTTTTCCAATAGTATTTAACCTTGATAAAAAGTCATTCATATCTCCGCCGTTAATCACATACTTATTCAAAGCCTGTAATTCTGTTGGAAGACCAGACATCAAATCTCTAATTTTATTATCAACGCTGTTCTCAAATCCTTCTTCAAGCAGTTCAAGGGCTATGTCTTCATCTAATTCTTCTCCTTCTTCCAATTCATATTCGATAATACCTTTGTCAACTAAAAGTTTAGCAGCAGATATTGTTGTACTTACTTCTTTATTCTTATTTTTAGTATCAGAAGTAGTAGAAGGTACTTCTATATCATCTGCATCAGGGTTAGGATTGTCATCTTCCCAGTCAATTTCAGTCTCTTGACTCTTATCCTGCTTACTTGATTTTTCTTCCTTTTCCTCCCTTTCAATCTGCTCTACAACCTCTTCTGCTGTAGTGCCATCCAAAACATCTGGAACGTCATTAAAGAAGTTTTCATCTACTCCTTCCTGATTCCAATCTCCAAGTTTTGCTAAATTAAAATCTTCAGTCATTTGTCTTATTTTTTTAAAAATTTATGCAAAATAAATATATTAAATATATTCTTACAATACTTAAACAAAAATTGAGTATAATAGCCTTTTTTTGAAAAAATTGCTATTTTTTTTGCTTTATTATTCGATTTTTTTCTTTTTCAATATCTATTTTTCTATTGTCAATCTCTTTTTGGTGTTGAAATTGTTCAACGTTTAAGTTCAAGTTCTGTTGTTTTAGATTTAATTCTGTTTGTTTATTGGCAATCTCTATAAAATCATTTATACCGTCATTATCTCCATCAACATCAGGATTAAAAGAAGCCCCTGTAATAGCAGCCTTAGCAATCTCTGTCTTTCTTCTTTCTTCCTCTTTAACAGCAATCTCTTCAAGTCTCCACTGATGTTCTTGTTCAGCAAACTGCTGTCTTGACTGTTCAAGTTGTTGCTGAGATTCTTGTTCTTGTTGTTGCAACTGTTGTTCCCATTCTCTTCTACTCTGTTCAGCAGCCTTTAAAGTTTCTTCGGCTTCAACAATACCTTCCTGCCTAATAACAGAGATAACATCAGAGAGTTCAACTTTCTGATTTTGGAGTGCTGCATGAGCAAGTTGTCTAATCAACTCTTTAGCCTCTTCTGCTTTTGCCGAGTCTGTAATAAAGATACCATAAGTAGAGCTGTCTAACAATTCTGTGTCTAACTCTAAAATTTGTTGAGACATATCATCAAGGATATAGGCAAGTTTTATACTTTTTCTTCCTGAGTAAGCTACCTTGGCAGCTTCTACCAATGCTTGAAGAATGTTTCTCTTTGCCAAAGAGTGCATTGCAAAGTAAGGCTCAAGAATATAGTTTGCCTGTATGAGATTTTGTCTTGCATTACCTACTGCTTCCTGTGGTGCAGTTTGTCCCTCAACAGGGTCTGTTATTCCTACTGACCTCCCACATTGTTGTCTTATATATTCAGCAACTTCAATGTATTTCTGAATGTCAGAAACCAAAGACATATCAATAGCCTTAGCCACAGTGTTGGCATCTGTATATTGAGAACCCTCTTCATTAGGGTCATACCACATAAATGGAGTACTTTCAAAGAAATATTGCCATTTCTTTATATCTATTCCTGCACTGTCAGGTATCATATTAATATTCATTAAAATCTTTTTACCTTTATCACTGGCTAATAAGAGTTCAAGTCTGTACATTATGATATTATAAAAGTACTGATAAGCCTTAATTCTGTCCATTAATGATACTCTTTTTGAATTAAGATTATCATATATAACTCCATAATAAGGAAGATGACATCTCCAAGGATTGTTAATATCTTTAAGCTGACCAGGTACAGGTCTTGTATTTATATAAATATCATTTTCTATTTTCCATGTTTCATAACATTCTGGCAGCCATTCCCATTCTATGCTTATGTCTCCAATATTATGGTCAATCTTATATGATTCATCTACCATTTTTTCCTGTTGTTCTCCTGTTTGCAAATCAATATATTGAAGAAATCCAATTTTTCTTAATGCTTTCCATACACAGTGAAGTACTCTGATAGAAGTAACATCATTAATATCAAACATATCATTATCAATAAATTGAGAATCTGTCAATAACCATTGTTGAATCCTTGCACTGCCAGCAGTATTGTTTCTCTGGTATATTTTGTCTATCTGTGAATTTGTAAGTTCGTCTCCAAAATATTTAACAACTTCTGATGGCGTCATTCTGTATTCACACGTGCCATTTTCACAATCTTCAATAAAATAAGTATCAGGAGATTTTTCACAGGAGAACCTCATTGAGTTTACATTCCAGGCAATAGGCTCTCCATTAAGAACAGAAACATACATCACACCAAGAGCAGATAAAAGTCCGTGCTTAAACATAAGTTCAAACTTGTTTTTCATATCCAACTTCAGTAGATAATATTTCAATAACTGTGAAGCAAGTACTTCGGCAGGATCCTGATGCTCCCTTTGCATATATTTTTTAACTTCCTTTGGAGTCATTGCTTTTATCTGTTCCTCAATTTGTTGCTGAACCTGTTGCTGTTCTTTAGGAGTAAGTTCTTTGCCTTGAAGATTCTGTTGGACTTGCATTTCAACCTGCTGTATAATAGGCTGTGTAATCATATTATTCACATAGTCTCTAATAAATGCAGATTCCTGCTGTTCCTTTCTAGTAGTTGCCTCTGGGTTAACAGCAATAATAGACCACGAAAAAGGTCTTCTCATTTCCATACCAAGAATAGTTTTAATCTTGGATGATACAATATCCCTGTTCACCATTCTAGCAGGAAGCTCTCCCATACTTGCTCCAAAGGGCTGGCATACATAGGAAAAATCAGCCAAGTCTATTTCATTATTAAACAGGTCATAGTTTACTTTCATTCTCTTAAACTCAGAGACATCTCCATAACCATATCCAATCTGATAGTGCTGACTGTCTAATCTATCAGCCCAATCTCTATACCACTGATAGTCATTTTGTTCTTTTTGAGAAGTTGACAATCTTTCTGTATAGAAAATTGGATTATCTACTTTAGTAATATTCATAATAATAATAATTTATTTATATTGATTTTGAGCCATTTCTAATAATTGTCTGTATTTTTTATTTCTTGGAGTTTCCTGTTCTTCTCCATACTCCTTTCCCAATACTTCTTCCTGGTCCTGAAACATACACATAAACATAGCAGAGACCAAGTCAAAATTTCCTTTTCTGTGATAGGCAATTAATTCTTCTAATAACCTTATTGAATATATAAAATCAATAGTTATCAAATGAATCGCATTTTCATCATAATCATGGACTTTGAGTAAATTCGTTTTAGAATATCTTTCTCCAGCATCTTTTAACTGCTCATTCATGTGGCACCCATATACCCTGGCTACCTTAGATTTTTTGATATTCTTGCTGATAACAGTATCAGGTTGTAGAGCCAATAAAGACAACCTCTTTATCCTTCGGAAATAATTTTTTACCCCAGTAACCTCATTTTCATACATTATTTTAGTGTTATACAAATCTGCAAACATCTCTGCAATTCTGTCAATATCATCTGGGTCATTATATCTTCCTATATATTCAGCCACAGGAATATTATGAGTGTAAGAACCGACCATAGTTCCTTTCCACACTAATATCCCTGCTAAAGAAGTTCCCTGCTCCTGCCTGATAGGGTCATATCCAATTCTATACAAACCTTGAGGAGTATTAGGAACAGGATATTCATAGATAACAGGGCAACCTTGAAGGTCAATAGGAATATCTTTGTAAGAAATAATAGGCTTGGCAGAGCCGTCAAGAATAGGAGAGGCTGTAATTTTACCATCTACATAATGGAGTTTTACAGGAGTGCCTTTAATGGCTTGAAGATTAAGTGCTATTACCTTATCTAATTGCTGTTGAAGTTCTACCACAGGAAAAGTGTTAGTAGCCACCATAGCAAATGCTTCTGCTGAGTCCAAAGGCTCTTCCTGCATCCTTCTCTGCATCTCTGATGAGGTAGCTCCTAATTCTATTTTATTCTTTCTGGTTAATATCTCTGCCTGCTTAGAAGCCTCTATATCAGAATTTCCATTCTTATCATAGAAACCCTCTGTATTTAAGTGCCTTGGAAAGAAAAATCCTTCTACTTTATCCCTAAACTTTCCCCATATATCATAAAAAGCCAAAAATCCATTTGCTTCTGGTCTCCTAAAAAGGTCTGCAAAGTCAACAGTTCCACTTTCAATATCTCCAGATGTGCCAAAGAGAGTCATCATACCTGTCTTATACATACCAGCCTCAGAAGAAGATCTCATAGCAGCAATAGTATTTTTTAAACCACCAGGAGTTCCCCAAGCACCAACCTCCTCTCCTATAATATCATAAGCATCAGCACCTCTGCCTGCATCAGGATTGTCTTTCATAGAAACACATTCTATTTCAGACATAAATCCTTTTTCTACTTCAACTCCATTTATATACTCTTTATAAGAGGCTTTTATATGAGATTGAGTGTTAATATAATCAGAAGGCATCTTCCAAGCTGTATGCTCATTGATAAAGTTTATATATTCCCTGCATTTTCCAAAGATTGTTTTAGTACCAGGATATAAATACTTCTTCTCATAAGCCATTAACATAGTATAAGAGTTGGGTCTATGAAAGAAATTACATACAGCAACAGAAGCATTTTTATAAGAAAACCCTCTACGTCTTGCCTTACCAATAATAAGGTCAAAACCACCTTCGAGTTGATTTTCTTTTATCTTATATATGAGTCGTAATTTACCAAGATAATAAGTAAGTTTTTTAATTTTTTCTTCATCAGGAAGATGTAAAATTAAATTCTTTTCATCTTCTGAAATCTTAACTGCATCTAAAATGCCACTTCTAGCAATCTCTCTACACCAAAAATAATCATAATCTCCATCCCAAAAGTCAGGGAAGCCTTTTACTTTCTCTACCTTTCTTCCTGTTAAAACAGAAGATAAAAAATCCACTTTTTTAATAGGGCAGTAATTAAGGTAGAAATAATGATTTCCTGTGATTCTTTCTTCTTCAACCTCATATCCATTGAGGCACCTTCTTCTTTCCTCTTTCCAAAACTCATACCAACCAGGAGAACCCCAAGGTTCTGCACAATAATAATTATGCTTTATAAAATAGTTACCTGCCTGCCTGAATACTGATGTATCTGTCCATTTCCCATTATCATCTCTTATACTTGACATTAAGTTCTTATATATTTGAGCCTGTAGATACAGTGTTTAATTTCTGTCTGAATATTATCACAGAGGCTCTGTAAAAACTGTTCAGACATTCCACCTCTTACGCTTTCAATAAAATCATATAGATTTTGAAAATAGGCAACAGGAGTATCTATTACCTTGCAGGGTTCTTTTATACATAAATCAATCTCATCATAACCAGCAGCATAACATTCTACAAACTCATCTAACTCATCTCCTATTTCATCATAGAAAATTTCCATAGCCTTATGTCTTGCAAGAGTTTTATCCCTGTTACAGAGATGTGTAAATTTAGTATCCATTTGAGCCTTAAACACAGCCTGTGCTATTTGCTGGCAAGGAGGTATATCTTTTTTTACTGCTACAGATTTTGGTTCGTTACCAAAAAAATCTACTAAATTAATTTTATCACTCATATTGTTTTTTAAATTAAACTGTTTGGATTTGCAAAAGGAGATATTTCTTTTCCTGCTTTAGTTTTTACAGCATCAAAAATATCTTCTTCTACTTTCTTTCTTAATGTACTTATAGAAGCAACTACTTTATCTAAATCAAGTAAAGCAGAAGTTATATCTTTTGGTTTTAAAACCATAGCTCCTTTGTTAGTTCTCTCATTCAAATCTACAGACCTTAGAAAAGACTGTAGATTTTCTTTCGCTTTAAGAGCATCCATTAGTAGAGAATAAGATTCAGAGCCTTCCTTCTGAAATTCATCTATTTTTTGCATACCCTGTTCTACTAAACTGTCAGGATTCCAATCAGAATCTATAATTATATCTTCTCTCAGTTTTACATCTCTTATCTTTTCAGAATATCCTTTATAAGGATTGGACTTCAATTGTGAGGTCATAAATTCAATATAGGCAAACTCTCTCATTGCCAAGTCTTTATCCTCATTTTCATCTCTATCCCATATCTGATTAAATGGAGAAGTTAGTAAAGTTTCCTCATTGGGAAAAACTTTTTTACCTTCTATCTTAAATAACCAACTCATTTTCTTATCATTCCATAAAATTGTAATGTATCATATACTCCATTCTGGTAGAATACATTTAACTTCTTTCTTACTTTATATTGGATAACTCCTGCCTGAGTAAGATGTAGAGGAATCCCTCCAGACTTGTATGATACAATTACATTATTTGCAGATACATAGCTTTGTGAACAACCACAGGAAGTTGTAATATTTACCACATCTTCCAAAGAGTCTTTACATTCAAAAGTAAGACATATCTTACTGTGGGGTTTCAAAACTCCAAAATCTATATTAGCAGATTTCCAATTCTTTACCATTATGTAAGTGTTATAATAGACTGAATAAATTTTCCTTGATTAAAATCTATATTCCATACAATATTACCAGTATTGTATATAGCATGACCATCCCCACTGCTTGCTAATTTCTTTAAATGAATCCATTTTTTTTTTGCAATCATTGCAGGATAGCAAACACCATCACAGGCTTTATTAGCCATTTGAAGATGTGTAGTTTTACAGCCACAGACTTCACAATATCCCTGTGTATAGCATACAGACCTCATAGAACAAATTCTAATCTTTATCTGCTCTCTTATATGTCTTCTAATAAGACATATAAATTTGCTATAGTACAACCAGTATCTTATACACCCCTGTACAAAAGCATACATATTATATAAATTTATTTGTTCTCTTTTTATCATAATATTTTTCATTTTATATTTTTATCTTTCAATAGTTACAGTCAAATTATTCTGTTCTTTTATCTTGTTATAGAATTTTTTCCAAGTTTCAGTGCTGTTAATAACCTGACCTACTACTTTATTTTCTCCAATAAGAATACAACCTTCAGTATCTTTGGAACTATTGCCAATATGAATTAATATACCATCAAACCCATACACATTAAGCAGTCTTGGAACTTTGCCTCCACATACTGATTTATATGGTTCTCTCAACTGATATTTAGGACTAATTATATTAAGAGCAACTTTATAAGTACCAGCAGAAATTGCTGTATCACCTTTAATCTTTCCTTCACCAGGGTCATCATAATCTCCGTCTTTATTAAAGTCTATTAAAGTTCTTACTGGAGGTTCAAGTGTATCACAAAAATACACTCCGTCTATATACATCTTTGATATAGTATAGGTAGGTTTTTTTGCAATAGTTTTTACTAATATTTTCATAATTAAGCCTCCAATTTTTTTAAGTATTTTTCAATCATCACAGATAGTCTATTGTAAACTTGTTCTTCTATCTTATGATTTTTTAATCTCTCTTTGAGATTGTATAAATAATTTTTTGCTCTACCAGGAAAGACTTGAAAAGAACCAAAATACTTTAATCTTACCTCTACAATTTCATCTCCTTCAATACAATTTCTTAAAAACTGAAAAGGAGTGTAACATATAGCAGAAACTTGTTCAACAGTTAATTCAGGATATTTTGATAAATTTCTCGTATAAAATTCTTTCATCAAGTCTTGATTCTTAAGCCGCATACCTATTCATTTTTAGTTTTTAGTTTAAAGTTATAACCCTGTACACTATGGGCTGGAAGTAAATTAGGATGTATAATAAGATATTCTCCATTTCTTATAAGGTATCCTTTCTTTTTCATATTCTTTAAATGGTTTGACATTCCACCATTTGTTAAGGTAAGTGCTTCTATAACTTTCTTTCTTGTCATAGAGTTAAACATATTCTCATTAGTCATCTCCACTGGTAAGGAAAGAAAGTTGGATAGAATATCAATCTCTTTATCTGTAATATCAATAGGTAGTACAGCATTTAGAATTTTAAAATGAGTTTTATAGTAATCTATTTTAGATAACTCAAAACTGCTCTGAATTACTTTCATATAACTTATTGTCTTTTAACATTAAATTTACATTTTAACTTAAAGAATGTAAACCTTTACAAAGGTACAAAATATATAATATATATCAAAGAATATAAAGTTAAATAATGTTAATATAAGACTAAAATAAACATAAATAAACTTAAATCTTCTTAAATATGTTGTTTGTCTATTGACTTTGTCAAAAATTTTCTGTAACTTTGCACTTTCTGTGTGCAGAAAGGGGGGCAGGTAAGCCCCACTTACCAGTAACAGAGCAAATTTATTTGCTGTATTAATGGTAAGCTATGTGTTGGAAAGGGGGGTCTGGGGGGAAAACCTTGTAGGTATTCAAGAAATTTTACACTGCTGATTATCAGGACTTTAAGTGCTTTTTCTGCATTTTATATTTTCTGACAAAATAATACTAAAAATCATAATAAATAAAATAAGTTGCTCCTATATATTAAAGGGGCAACTTATGTTTTATAGCATAAGGTAGAAAAATTATTTATAAAACAATAATCTTTTCTTCCTTTTCTTCTATCTTTTTAGTTTCTTCATTGCTGTTGTCCTGTACTATATCTTTGTTTTTTGTAATATCTGTATATAAAAGATACTTTGTCTGGGACAAAAATATCCAAACAGGAATTAAAAATAATATTCCTACACAAGACAGAGCTAGAACTATTGATGCAAACCAACAAACTCCTCTTTTTGATTGATAATCTGCTGTACTTATTTTTTGCTCTACATATAAAACAGTATTCTTGTTTATATTCTTTAATGGAAACCACAGTACTGTATTAACAATAAAAAAAATAAATATCAAAACACCAAATACATCCTGAGAATTAATGTATTTACTAAAGATTGTAATATAAAAAACAAGACATAAAATGTTTAAGATTATAAAAATTATAGCAATAGTTTTTACAGAACTTCCAAGACTGTACTCTCTGTAATACCTGTATGTATTTTCCATAATAAATTATATTAAAATTATTGACCACAAAAGTAATTAAAAATTTAATAGAAAAAATTTTTTTGGTAAAATTTTTATCAGAAAAATATATAAATGTGAACTGCCCTATACCAACTACCCCCACAAAAATTGGAAGAAGATATCCCCTGCCTCTTCCTCAAACAACAATAAAAGTGCAAGGGAATAATAATCAGCAGAAATTGCTGAACAAACACAACAGATATGGTCAAGATAATAAGTGTTACTGAACACAAAAATCAGAGTGGGGACTACTTCAGAGTAGTCAATGTAGTAAATGAAGTACAGTTGGTTAAATCAAAAGAGGGTAACTTCAGGTTTGACAGTGCAAAAGCAGGAATACCGTCAGCACTTCCTTTGGAAGTATTGGAAGAGTTAATAGGTACAACATTACCTGGAACAATCATCAAGAAGCCTTGTGAACCATTCACCTTTATCAGCAGAGAAGGAGAAGAAATCACATTGGACTACAGATGGGTATATTCAGAGGAATAAACAACAACAGCAGAGAGGAAAGGCAAAAAGCCTTTCCCATCTCTCTGCTGTTTACCCATAGAAACACCCGCACTAAAATGGGTTTAAATAAAAAATATTTTTTTTTTATTTAATAATTAATTATTTACAATTTAAAATTTTAATTATGGTAACAATTATTAATGCTAAAGAAGTTCAAACCAAAGATGGTAGAACTTTTGTAAGTCTTACAGTTGAAGGTGAGGCTACTGTTCAGTTTAACAGTGAAGGTAATGCTTCTATGGGAGCATTGAAAGCAACAATTCCTGCAAACATATCATTGGCTCTTGCTGAAGATATGGTTGAGGCACGTAAAACATTGCCTGGAAGAGTTGCAAGGATTGAATGTGAACCTTATGTGTGGAATAACCCTACCACTGGTGAACCATTAACGCTTTCTCATACTTATAAGTATGTTGAAGATTCTGCTGCTTAAATGGTCAAAGAAATATAGTATCATTAATTTGATGCTATATTTCTTTTAATTTAATTAAATTTTGTATATATAACGAAAAAAATAATTATTTTATTATACTTTTTTTGTTATTTGTAGTAATATTTTATACAATTAAAATACAATATGAAAAGTGGAGTCCATAGCAAAAACCACATTTAAAAATTATTGGATGTAGTAACTGAGTGTTTTAATTGTATAATGTATAGGAGTTTAGGAGTATAAGTTATAAAATGTTAATATCTGTGTTTGTAGTTATCCGTATTTAATCCATATTCTGTTTTTTTCATTGAAAAAGATTATTAGCACTTGTGGAAAGTGTTGATAACTAATGACTTATACTTCCACTACTCCTTTCCCTACTCTATTTCATTTTTCTTTTATAAACCAATTTTATAATAGCCTTTTATTAATCCATCATCAATAAAACTATGTGTCAATTTTGTAAGCAAAAAGAACCTATTATAAACAATAATAGTACTAATATGATTAAACAAATATTTATTTCAAGTAATTCTTTAATCATCCAACATAAATCTGATTATTCAGATAATCAGCTCCACAGAGACCACATTAACATTTTAATATCTTACTGTCCTTTCTGTGGATTACTTCTATAAACCTTGAACAGTTTATAGAGGACACTTTTCTTTTAATAGTTCCCAATACTATCTTGAACTACTATCCTTATTCTACAAAATTGGAAGTCTTTAAATTATCTGTTGTGAAACAGATAATTTAAAGTATTATTATCCTTATTATCAATCCTTTAATATTTACAACTATGAACAAATACTGGTTCAACGTACAAAGTAAATTTAATTATAGAACAAAAAAAGTCTTTATAATAGCCTTTTCTTATCGTGAAGCCCTTTCAGAATTAAAGAGATGTTACTCTAATTACAATCTGTTAAAAGATTGTAATTATTAGATATACCAGGATTGGTTTTCTGGTATATCTCTAATATAAATAATTTAATAACAAATACTTATGGATAATTTAAGCAGGCAAATCAAGCAGATGTTTATCAAAATTTATTTCATAGTTATAAATATCTGTCTGTGGTTTATATGGTTCATACTCTCTTTAGAGAGTACTATTGAAAAAGGTATAATATGGAATGTTGCTCTTATTATATTATGGGGAATACCTTCTATTATATTAACTTACGACAATAAAAGATTAATAGATATAACTTTTAATAAAATCTTTCCAAAATGAAGACATATAAAATACTTATTATTTGCACTTTAATTGCTGTATTCTATGTCCTGTCTTGCAGTATTTCTTGTAAGATAGGATATGAAGCAGGAAAACGAGATTACTCTGATTCTATTTACATTCAAACAGTATATCAGCCAGAATATAATAATCATAAAGTAGTTAAAGTAAGAGATACACCTATTAAATTAGTCTATTATAATGATACCATAATTGCTATATGGTATAATGAACAATGTTTTATTTCAGATTCAACTCAAAATCAATGGTATTAATTAAATAAATAAAGATGAATAAATCATTAAAAACTTATTTAAGTATTCTTTTCTGTTCTATTCTACTTCTTAGTTTAATATTTTTAATATCTTATGCTATAAACAGAAAATATAATGCTTATGAAGACTATCAAAAAGAAAAGGAATTGGAGTATTGGTCTGTAAGATATAATCTTGTAGAATTAACTCAAGATTATATTAATACAGTTGCTCCTGGTTCTGATGTATCTGCTATCCAGATATTAGAATGTTGTGATAAATATAATATAGATATTCGTTTATTATTATCACAAGGATTTAATGAATCTCATTTTGGAACTAAAGGATTAGCCTCAAAAACTAATTCCATTTTCAACATTGGTGCTTATGACAGTACAGTATTTGACAAAATATTAGGGATTCACAAGTACAGTCATCCTAATAAATCTATAGAACCCTACTGTAAATTATTACAGAAAAACTATTTAGTTAATAAAACAGAATTAGACTTGATTTCTAATTTTGTAGATATTAGTGGAAATAGGTATGCTTCTTCTTCAACTTATGAGAAAGCATTAAGAGAGACTTGGGAGAAATTAAATTCTCTTGGTTTTGAAGATTTATTAAACAATTATAACAAAATTAAATTAGAAACAAATCACTAAATAGAAAAGGTTTACAAGTATAGTTGTAAAAACAGATTATTGATTTGTTTCTTTTAAATTAATTAACAATATTAACAAAATTAAAACCAAACTTTTATGCAAGAGTATCATCTACCATTAGAAATTGAAGAACAAGTGTTTTTTGAAATGAGATTTTAATATTAATTTATCTTCAACAAAAAAAAACTTAAATAACCTTCCAAGTTATTGAGGACAGCATGGTTCTATTTATTTAAATCGTAAGTTATTGAAAGGAGGATAAAAGAATAACATTTTATCAATCTAAATAAATAACAGGCACTTTCTATGAAGAAAGAAAAGTTAATAAATAGTTTTTGCTGTAAAATACAAATTAAATATAGGAGAATTTAGTATGATTATATTACTTGTAATTCTTTTATTGCTTGACCCAATTATCTTAATTTATCAAATCTTTTTTAAAGATAAGAAATAGTTATTAACCCTTTAAATATTTATTAAAATGAAAAAAGCAATTTTCACAATGTTCGTTCTCTTTTCATTTATTATTGTAAATGCACAGGAGAAAAAGTCAAATTCATCTTCTGAAAAACAGAAAACTGAATATTCGATTAATGGAAAAGAAGTATCCATTAATAAATTCGCAGTCCAACATCAATCTGATGAAGGTACTAATACTGATTACACTTATAAAGACAGTAAGGGTAATAGTCATCCGATTATGAAAACTGAAAAAGGTAAATACTTTATTTGGAGAGTATCTGCCAAAACAGGCAATAAGTATAAACAATATTTAAACGATTTAAAATTATAAATACTATGTCAATGTGGATACTTATTGCTATTCAGCAAATTGCACTGGGACTTGCTATTGTTGAGACTATTACAAGCATTGGTAGTGTTCTAAATACCTATCTTCTTACTCGTAATAATAATGCAAGTGTTAAGGAAATTAGAATCCCCTGGACTTTTACAGGGATTCTTTGGGCTATATATTTTGTAATGTCAGAGGTACTTCAATGGCTGTTCTCATTTGAAATTTGGAGTTAATATTATGACAATAGTAGTAAAACAGAACTCTATGATGTTTATAGGTGGTTATTATGCTATTCTTTCAAGACCAAGTCTTGGCTATTGGCAAACAAGAAAATGTTTAAAACATTTAAAGAAGTAGAAAGATATTTATCTACAGACAGTTCTGAAGATGAAGATGAAGAACAAATTCAAGAAGCAATTGATAATGGTGGCATATACGATAGGACTTAATTACAGTCTTTTCATATCTGTCTTTCTATCTTAAAAATATTTCATTTTTAAAATTATCTATAACAACAGAAGTTAAGGATTCATTTAATATATAAATAATAAAATTATGTTAACATTTATTGGTATTATTTTGCTTGTAATTGTAGTTGCTGCAATTATTTGGGTATCTGTTTTAAAAACAGAAAAAAGAGATGTTCTATCTCCGAGAGTAATTCTATTTCAAGAGGTCTATGACTTCTTTAAGAATAGTGGCTATCTTAATGTATGTGGTAAAACTAATTACAAGTATTCTACATACAGATTAAAGCTCCTTATCAATAATGAGGAATTGGCTAACCTCAATATAAATGAGAAGTGGAAAGCCAAGAAAATCAATGGAGTAGGGGCAAAAGTCTATGAACTTATAACTCATTTAGTTGAGAGGTATAAGAATTTAGACAATATTCCTATTGCTGAATTGTAAAAAGTGTTCTGTATATAATTAATAATAAAGTTGAGGTTAATTAACATTGGATGTAAAGTTACAACAATTTTTCTGAAAGACATCCTGCAAATTAAAACAACACTCTTAGAGAAATATTTCTATAAGGGTGTTGTCAACCTTATTATAAATTATAAAATGCTAACAGAACACCAGAAACAAAAATTGGAAGAGGGTCTGTCATATCTTGAAAAAGGTGACAGACTTCTTATTAGGGGGTCTGCTGGTACAGGAAAGACATATCTTTGCAATGAATTAGTTAAAAATCTTCTACCTATTGTAAAGAATTATATTTACTGTACAGCACCCACTAATAAGGCAGTATCAGTACTGCAAAGCAAAATATCAGTATCAGGAAAAATTGCATTTATGTCCACTCATGCTGCTTTAAAGATGAGAAGGATTATAGATGAAAAAACAGGTGAAGTATCTTTTAAACCTATGTTCAATGAAAATTTTCCTCCACTACAAAATGTAAGTGTTCTTATTGTAGATGAGGCTTCTATGGTCAACAAAGAACTATTAGAATATATAGAAGAATGGGCAACTATTCAGAAATGTAAAGTAATATTTCTTATGGACCATAAACAACTACCTCCTGTAAATGAAGATGAAATGCCAGTACTTGAAAAGAATTATCTATCTATTGAATTATTAGAAATAATAAGACAAAAAGATGATAATCCTATTATTGACCTGTCTTTTAATCTTAACAAGGTTAAAGACAGAAAAGATAACTTAATAAGAAAAGAAACAGAAGAGGGAGTAGTAGAATTAAATGGTTATGTATTTTCTAATGATTTTAATAAAATTATTGACAAACTGATTCTTTCCTGTGGTACAGATTTATATAAGTATGGAGCATATACAAATGAAGAAGTTAATAAAATTAATGCACTTGTAAGATATAAACTATATGAAAATCCACAAAGAATTGAAACAGGAGAAACTATGATATTTGATGCTCCCTATGGTAAAAATTACTCTACCAACCAAGAAATAAAAATTAAAAAATATGTTATTTTACAAAAAGATTTTGTGTATTTACCAGATACTACAGTTAATTTAAAATACTATTTAATTAATTATTTTGAGTCAGAAGATGTATATGTAGGAGGAATTATGGTATTACACGAAAATTCTGATATTGCTTTTAAAGAAGCAAAAAGACATATAAAAGATGCCATAAAAGAGGGTAAATCAGATTGGATAAATTATTATAACTTTGTTGAACAGTTTGCTCAATTGAAGTATGCTCACGCTTTTACTATTCATAAAATGCAGGGTAGTACTTTTCAGAATGTTATACTCAATATAATGGATATGAAAAAATGCAGAGGAAAAGAATATAAGAATCTTCTTTATACAGGTCTTACTAGAGCCTCTAAAATGGTAGTTTTATATAATTCCTAATTTAACCAATATGAAATATTGTATATTTGATATTGAAACTGATGGACTTTTATCTGATGTAACTAAACTTCATTGTTTATCCTACAACATTATTGATGAAGAAGGGGAAACATATATGAAAGGAACTATTGCATACAGACCAGATATAATCGATTTTATTAAAGAACAGGAAGTATTAATAGGTCATAACATAATTAGATATGATTTACCTGTACTTGAAAAATTATTCGGAATAAAATATAGTGGTAAAATTATAGATACTTTGGCATTGTCTTGGTATTTATATCCAGAGAGACACAAGCACGGTCTTGAAAGTTATGGAGAAGAATTTGAAATACCAAAGCCTGTTATTAATGATTGGCAGAGTTTAAGTATTCAAGAATATCAACACAGATGTGAAACTGATGTACAGATAAATACTATTTTATGGTTTAAACAGAAACAGTATTTACAAGAGTTGTATAAGGATTCAAGTTTTGACAGAATAATTGGTTATCTTAATTTCAAATTTCAATGTTTATTAGAGCAAGAGAAGAATGGAATTACTTTAGATATTAATCTATGTGAAAGGACTAAACTTGATTTAAGGTTTAAGATTGATGAAAAAGTAAACATTCTTTCTTCTTTAATGCCCAAAGATATTGGAAAAGTGTTAAAGGAAAAACCAAAAGTAATGTACAAACAAGATAGTTCTCTATCTGCCAATGGTGTTAAATGGTTTGAAACTTTAAAAGAATTTGACTTACCAGAAAACACTGAAAAGATATATGAAAGACCTAATCCCTGTTCTTCAGACCAATTGAAGAAATGGTTATTTATACTTGGATGGAAACCTGTTACTTTTAAAGTAGGAGCAGCTGGAAATAAAGTTCCTCAAATATCTCTACCTTTTGGTGGTGGTATATGTAAATCTGTTAAAGATTTATATATCATAGAGCCTAATTTAAAAGAACTGGAAAATTTATTTTTGTTACAGCATAGATATGGTATTATTAAATCTTTTATAGAAAATAAAGATGAAAATAATAAAGTATATGCTACTGCTCACGGTTTTACCAATACACTAAGGTTAAAACACAGTTCCCCCATTGTAAATTTACCTAAACCTACTGTTTCTTATGGTACTGAAATAAGAGCCTGTTTAACAGTTCCTAACACTGCTTTTACTATGTTTGGAGCTGATTTATCTGCTCTTGAAGACAGTACTAAACAGCATTATATCTATTTCTTTGACCCTGAATATGTAAAAGAGATGAGAGTTCCTGATTTTGACCCTCATATTGATATTGCAGTTTTGGGAGAGTTATTAACTCAAGAGGAAGCAAATAAGTTTAAGGAATTAAATAGTAGAAAAGATTTGACTTTTGATGAACAGATAGAATATATAAAACTAAAAAAGGCTAGAGGAATAGCAAAAACTGTAAACTTTGCAGCAACCTATGGAGCAGGACCTCCAAAAATTGCAGAAACAGCAAAACAATCTTTAGAAGTAAGTAAAAAACTGCACGAAATCTATTGGAAAAGAAACTGGGCAGTTATTGAAACAGCAAAATCTGTTAGAATAAAAGAGGTAAATAAACAAGAATGGTTGTATAATCCTGTAAGCGGATTTTGGTACTATTTAAAAGATGAAAAAGATAGATTTAGTACATTAAATCAGGGAACTGGAGTATATGTTTTTGATTCCTGGTTAAGAATAATTAAAGGTAAAATAAAAGATAAGGCTAATATTATTCTTCAATATCACGATGAATGTGCTGGAATATGTCTTAAAGTACTGCAACCACAAATTGAATCTTTAATAGCAGAGTCCACAGAACAGATGAATAAAGAAGTAAGTCTCAATGTATATATTAATAATAGTATAGATTGGGGAAATAATTATGCAGAAGTACATTAAAATATGACAGACAAAGAAAGAACAGAATTACAGAATGAAATTATTAATGGGTTGTCAGAATTTCCTGTTGGAAGGTTACTTTTGGCACAAAGAGCTGGAAAAAGTAGAATTGCTGTTGAAATTATAAAAAAGAGTAAACCTAATTCTATTCTTTGGATAACTCCTTCCACAGAATTGGCTACTAAAGATATACCAGAGGAATTTATAAAATGGAAAGCAAGTGAATATGTTGATAAATTGACAACTGTAACATGGATGTCTCTTCATAAAATAACAGGTTGGTATGATATTATAATACTTGACGAAGAACAGTTTATTACCAGTAATAATGCTGTTAATTTATTAAACGGTAGTTTAAAAGGCAATATATTATCTATGTCAGGTACTAAAACAGAGATTGGTGATAAAAAATTATTATTACAGTCTTTGGGGCTGAAAGTATTGTATAAACTTGATATTAACAAGGCTGTGGATATTGGTTTGCTTGCAAACTATAAAATTAATGTACTTGATATTCCTCTGAATGATACTGATAAAATAATTCAAGGTGGGAATAAACAAAAACCGTTTATGACCACAGAAAAAGCACACTATGCTTATATTGATAAAATAACTAGACAGAGTATTTATCAAAACAGAGCAGATATAAAGTTTAGAGTGCTTGCAAGAAGGAAAGCGATATCTGATAGCATCTCAAAAGATAAAGTTGCTAAATGGCTATGGAATAATTTAGAAGGTAGAAAATTATTCTTTTGCTCTTCTATAAAACAGGCTAATTTAATTACTAATCAGACTTATCATAGTAAAACAGATGGTTTCTATCTACAAAAGTTTATTTCTGGTCAGATAGACGAAATCTGTATGGTAAATGCTGGAGGAACTGGATTTACCTATAAAGACATTGACCACTTAGTTATTGTACAGGTTGATAGCGACAAAAATGGAAATACTGTTCAAAAGATATGTAGAACTTTATTAGCACAACCTAATTATACAGCCCAAATTTGGATACTAAATCTTAATGGAACTCAAGATGAGATTTGGGTAAACTCTACTCTTTCCAAGTTAGACAGAGAAAAAATAGAATATATAAATAGTAAAACTTTATTAAAAAATTTAACTTAATTAAAGATATATGTATAAAGACAAAAAAGTTATTGTTAGAACATACTCGGCAGGAGTATGGTTTGGTAACATTAAAGAATTAAAAGGAACGGAGTGTATCCTTCTAAATGCAAGAAGACTCTGGTATTGGAGTGGAGCGGCAAGTTTATCTCAATTAGCAATGGAAGGAGTGAGCAAACCAAAAAGCTGTAGATTTACAGTAACTATCACTGATGAAGAAGGTATTTACTTATCTCAAGTAATCGAAGTATTGCCATGTACTAAAGAGGCAGTTAAATCTATTAATTCTGTGCCTATATGGAAAGTCTAAAAAAGAAAATAGAGGAGTTTCTGACAGTAACCCCAATTAACCAAAATGGTGATGGTGATGGTGATGGTGATGGTTATGGTGATGGTGATGGTTATGGTGATGGTGATGGTTATGGTGATGGTGATGGTAATGGTTATGGTGATGGTGATGGTTATGGTGATGGTGATGGTAATGGTTATGGTGATGGTAATGGTGATGGTTATGGTGATGGTTATGGTGATGGTAATGGTGATGGTTATGGTGATGGTAATGGTTATGGTTATGGAACAAAAACTATAGGACTTTTTAATGAGAATAAAACTATTATCTATCCAATTCTTGGTTACTCTGAAAATAAGAAAGTCAAATTAAGTAGATTTAATGGTCAACCAGTAGCCTATATAGACCAGATTCCTTGTATTATTTATTCCATTAAAGGTAATATTGCTAAAATTTCTACCATTAATCTTACAGACCTTGCTTTACAAAACTCTTGCTATATAGTTAAATATCAGAATGTATTTGCTCATGGAAATACCATCCAACAAGCAAAAGAAGAAGCAGAGAAAAAGTACTTTTCTTCTATGAATATTAAAAACAAGATAGTAGAATTTAAGAAGCAATTTTCACCAAACGAAAAATATAAAGGATATTTATACTATAATTGGCATACAATATTAACAGGCTCTTGTACTGTAGGAAAAGATAACTTTATAAGAGAAAACAATATTGACTTAAATAGAGAATATACAATTAAAGAATTTATCGAAATTGTAAAAAATGCTTATGGCTCAAATACTATTCTAAAATTAATTGAAGAATGAAGATTAGAAAAGAGTTAATAGAAAAATTACACAAAGAAGGACCATTTCTTGTTGATGACATCCTTTGTGTCCTTCTTTGTTTATACTACAATCTTGTTCCAAGTATTATAGAAAAGGTTGCTTTAAGAGAGATATGTACATACTTACTTGAGAAAGGCTACATAGATAAGGGATTTCATGTTATTGTTCTTCTTTTTGGAGAAGAAGAAAAATCTGAAGAAAAATCTGAAGAAGATACTCCTTGGACTTGGGTAAAGACTGAGTATATTCCTCTATTTACAGAATTAGGTAAAGATGAGCATAGCAAAGAATCTGTGTCCAGAATGAAAAAGTTCTTCTCTGAAAATCCTGATATAAGAAAAGATGAAGTTGTTGAAGCAACCAAAATGTATATTAGAAGTACAGATTCAAAATATGTGAGGCAACCTCATTACTTTATAAGCAAAGGAGCAGGAGTTGAAAAATTATCTGATTTACTGTTGTGGATAGGTAAATATAGAACTTTTTATACACCAGAAATACAAGAAAGAAATATAAGTAGAAAATTGCAATGAATTTCATTGAAGAATTTTACAAAGGACAAAAAGAAAAAAACAAAGGTCTATATATGGGCGAAGGTTTGGATAATATTTCTAGAGCGATTAATGGAGTACAAAGACATAGAATATATGGAATTGCCTCTGCTCCTAAGATTGGAAAAAGCACCTTTGCTGACTATGGATTTGTCATCTCTCCCTATCTTAACTGGATTACCAATAGACCAGATTTAGAAGTTGAATGGATTTATTTTTCTTTTGAAATAGACAGAGTAAGCAAAGAATTTGACTTTGCCTCCTATTTCTTATATAATGATTATGGCATTGAAAAAGTAATTCTTGATGAAGGTTCTGTAATTATTAATGGTCAGCAAAGAAATACTATTGATTTATCTCCTGATTATTTAAGAGGCAGAATGTTGGATAGTAAAGGAAATATTATCAGAGTTAAACAGTCCATATTAGATGCACTCAAAGAGGTATATAGCAACAGAATTATACCTTTGTTTGGAGAATATTCTACCACAGGCTCTTTATTAACTCATGGTAAAATTACTTTTATTGAGCAAAAAGAAAATCCTACTGGTTTGTATAAATACCTTATGAATAAAGCATCAAAAGAAGGAGAATTTATCTACAGACACTTTGGAGAGGGAGGTAAAAAAATTACAGGTTATAAACCGAACAACCCTAATAAGATTACCATAATAATAATTGACCATTTAAGAAAACTTCCTAAAGAAAGAGGATTTACAATAAAAGAAACTGTTGATAAAATGGTAGAGTACTGTGTAGATTTAAGAAATTGGTGTGATTATACATTTGGTCTTATTATTCATACTAACAGAAGTATAACTGATGTAGATAGAATGAGGTATGCTAAAGATGAATTGTACCCTACAAGTGAAGATGTAAAAGATACAGGAAATCTTGCAGAAGATAGTGATTATATGTTTACTATATTTAACCCTAATGATGAAAAATATCATTTGAATAAGCATTTTGGAGTAATCATTAAAGACAAAAATGGAAACCCTCTGTATCCTGACATGAGAACTATTCATTTAGTTGAAAGCAGACATACATTTTATCCGCAACACTTCCGTACTAATATGCGGGGAAATCTCAAAATGTTTGAGAATTTAAAAATTTAATTTTAAATTAAGTATGAACAATAAAGTAGAAATCAGATTATCTGTTATTAGAGAACAGGTAAAGACAATGAACAGAGCAGAATTGATGAAGTTCTATGGACTTAATAAAAATCAACTGACAAAATTACTAAAGAGAACAGGATTAAGTCCTATCATTAAAAGAGACTTTAGTAAGAGGGATTATGACAGATTTACTCTTATTGAAGACAATGAAATACCTTCTTACTCTTCTCCAAATACAGCAATTTATGCTAAAACAGATATGCAGGATGAAGGAGAAGTATTAGAAGACGAGGAGGTCTTTAATCCAAAATTTGAAATAGAAGATGAAGAAAATTAGAACAGTTTGTATTGATACTCTAACTGGGATTCAAAATGAAATCTTTATGACAGAAAGCAAGAAACCTAATTATGACCAGTGGATGGACTTTGGTAAAGATATTTGGAGACTTGCTTCTTATTTACAGGATAAAGGTTTTGAATTAATATACATTCTTGGAGAACCTGGTACAGGCAAATCAACAGGAATGAGAACATTAGAACCAGATACAAATATATGGATTAATACTGATAATAAGAATCCAATATGGGAAGGAGGTAGAGAAGAATATGGAAGTAAAAGTAGTCCAAGATTGCCATACCATATTATACCAAAAACATATTCGGAAATTACTAATCATATTAATAAAGTAGAAGAAAAAGTTGGATTTGAGGACATAAAATTTGCCTTTCTTATGGGTCATATTGAAGACTATAAATCAGGTATGGACAATAAGAAAAGACTGAAAGTACTTGGAAAAGTTGCTACTAAAATGCAACTTGAAGGAAAAGCGGAAACTGTGCTTTATGCAGAAATTAGAAAAAACACAGAAGGTGAAAATGAATATGTATTAACTACTGAAAACAGTGGTTTTGATACAGCAAGAAGTCCTATGGGACAATTTGAACCTATAATTTCTAATGATTATGGGTTTATAGTAAACAAATTAATAAATTTTTATAAATGAGTAATTTTAAATGGGCTGAAGTAAATGATGAAGATAAATCTTTACAATCCAGTGGTGGGGGAAAGTTTGGATTAAATCAAAAAGTATTTTTCTCTGAACTTTCATTTAATGCTACAGCAGGTAGAGATAATACCGAAGGTAATGCTGTAGATGTTAATATTATGATAGGAGATAAAGAATATCGTAGAAGATTATTTGAAGTGCATGAAGAACCAGAATTTGGTAATTTTGAAGATAACAGTAAGATGGTTGGTTCTACAATTCTTCATGTAATAAAAGCAACTGGAGTTAATCCGAATACTGTTGCACAAACTCTTGCTGCTATCCCTGATGATGCAACATTCAGTCAGTTTGCACAGGCTTTGTTGGCATTAGTTCCAAGAAACTACAAGGAGACTCCTATTGATGTATTTCTCGAATATCAATGGGAAATCAAGGATGGACAAGATAGGACATACTTGATACTTCCTGCCAATATGAAAGGTGGACCTTGGATATGTCCTCATATACCAGGAGATTTCAAAGAGGTTAGAAGTGAAGACGAGCTTGTATATGTTAATTCTAAGGGAGTTAAACATAAATTTGAGAGAAATGCTACTTTTTTAAATTCTAATAAAGCAAAGCAACAAACCAGAAAAGATGAATCTAACAGAATAGAAAGTTTATCAGGGGAAAAGTCTGTTTGGTAGCAGATTAAAACAAAACTTTTATCCTTGTAATCATGTATAAAGAAAGTACTGATGAGATAAAAGTAAGGAACTTTCTCAGTAAAGATAAGATTCTTGAATTAATAGACGAAGATAGTATTTTTGAATTAGTATTTGGACATAAGCCAGAAGAGCATGAATATACAACTTCTCCTTTCAGAGATGACAAGAGTCCTGGCTGTTATTTTGAATACTCTACTTCAGGAAGATTAAAGTTTGTAGATTGGGCAAGTGATTACTATGTAAATAATACTAAAATGGTCAGTATGGATTGTTTTGATGCTGTTAAAATATATTATAATTTACCTAACTTCTATCAAACTTTACTCTTTGTCTATAACCACTTAATAAAGGGGGAAGAACTTACAGCAAGACCATCAAAGAATTTAAAAGAAAGAATAGAGAAAATAGAAACTGATATTCTTATAGAAACAAGAGAATTTAATCATATAGATGCTAATTATTGGAATAAATATAAAATAAGTTCTCAAAATCTTAAAGATGACAAAGTATTTGCTGTAAGAAAATTCAGAATAAATAGTAATAAATCTTCTGGAAAAATAACATATCCGTATAAACCTACCTATGCATATACTGATTTTAATTCCAATAAAAAGAAACTGTACTGTCCAACAGGAAGTAAGAAATTCAAATTTATTACTAATTGTGGGAAAAATGACATAGGAGGAGTTAGTTCTTTATCTCATACAAAAGATAATCTAATTATAACCAAATCTTATAAAGATTGCAGAGTGATTAAAAATCAAGGATATGATGTAGTATGGTTTCAAAATGAAGGTATGTTTCCTGATATTTTTATATTGCTTCAAGTAGTATCAGGATATAAGGAAATAATAGTATTCTTTGATAATGATAGAGCAGGCATAGAAGCTTCTAGTAAGTTAGTAGAATATTTAACTCCTTTAGGATTAAAAGTTAGAGATATCTTTTTACCTGATTTATCTATTAAAGACCCTTCAGATTTGGTACATTATAAATCAGAAGAAGATTTAGTACAATTTTTAAATGCTAAAATATGATAACAGACAATATTGATAAAAGTTGGCAGCCTGTGCTGTCTTACTTATATCAAGAACCATTGAAATCTTTAAACGAAAATATCTTATCTGATATATCCTACCAACCAAATAAAGAAGATATATTCAGGGTATTTGAGATGCCGTTAAATAAAATCAAAGTAGTAATACTTGGACAAGACCCTTACCCAACTCCTGGTGATGCAATAGGTTTAGCCTTTGCAACAAGAGAGGATAGAAAAATTCCAACAAGTTTAAGAGTAATTCAGACAGAGATTATGAGTGACCCAGAGATGTTTGGAGAAATTCCAGAACTTTTCAATAAGAATACTCCTGAATGGAAAACTCTTGACCATTGGAGAAAACAAGGTGTATTCTTATTAAACACTGCTTTAACTGTAGAAACAGGAAAAGCAGGAAGTCATCTCGAATATTGGGAAGAATTTACAAAATATGTCATTTCATTTATTTCAGTCAAGAATCCATGTCTTTGGCTTTTATGGGGAGCAAAAGCACAAAGATTTATTCCCTATATCAACAGTTGTCCTTTTCATGTGAAAGGGTATGACAAAACAACAATAGAGAATATACCAGCAAATAGAGATTACAACTATATACTGACAGCATCCCATCCTGCTGCTGAAACCTATATGAATGGGAAAGCAGGATTTTATGGCTGTAACCATTTCTATTATGCTAATGTTATTCTAAAAAAACTAAAAAGTAAAATAATTAATTGGTAATATTATGCGTAAAATTTCAATTTATTCAACAAGAGGAGCATCTGGTTCATTTATGTCGGATGCACAAAACTGGGGAGAAATCATAGACCAGGTAGAACAAATCATAAATGATGACTTGTCATCTCTGACAGCAACTGAAAATGTAAATAAAACTAATTTAGGTCACTCTGAAGCAGTTCTTCCACAAACAGATTTTACTATCTTCTTAAGACCTTCAAAGACAAAGTCTGGTAAAGATATTGACGATATGAATTTTATGGAATTGAGAATTTTTATTAAAAATGAAGAAGAAGATTGCAGAGAATTTCTTAACAAGAGAGCAAAAGAGAATGGAAAAAACTGGACTCAATTAAAAGTAGATGAGTTGCAGAAATATTTGAAAGAGTGGAATGGAGATTCTGAATCAAAAGAAGATGAAGTAGAAAGATTAGAAAAAGAGTTTAACGAACTGAAAAAAGGATTTTGTTAAAGTTGGTTTTGGATATAGGATAACAATAGTGTTATCCTGTATCTTTTTTATAATTATAATATGGATGAAATAGAATTACAAAGAAAAAGAAATGCAGGAGAATTGTGTTCCATAGAATTTTGGCAAAATACTGAGTTATTAATACCTTCTATAAACAGGGAAGATTTACTAACTAAACTACCTATAATTTTTTCAGTACTTGAAAAAGTATTTCCTGACAACTGGACAATAAGTTATATAAAGGTATCAGAAGTAATTATGCCAAAAATTATTGTATATTTTCCAGAAGTAAATCTTAAAACAGAAGATGATATGATATATCCCATTAAAGGGCTACTTATATCTGTAGAGTTTAAATTTTCTACCAATACAGCAAACCTGTTTCCATCATTAGAAGGAGCAAGAACATATAAGTCTTATCTTGAATTTATAAACGGCTATCAACATTCTCATTTGCATTCTATCTATGCGCCAACTGTTAATCCATTAAATTTTAGTACCTTTTGTCTTGGAGAATCTGAAATAATTGATGTATTTAAGCATTTGGAAGATATAAAGGTAGAAAAGGATAATCAAGATAGTATAGAAGAATATCAAAATGTTTTTGAAATGTTATGCATAATGATAAAGATTCATGCTGAAACAGAATCTGTTTCTGGAGGTGCTTATAGTTATTATAAAGATTTAAAAGGATTATCTACAAAATTGTGGAAAGACCAAAGTGTTTCAATATCTCAGAGTGCCTCTAATGTAATGTCCTATATGTTAGAGCATCAAACTCTGTCTGTAGATATTGTTTATCAAGGAAATATCTTTAAAATAAAAGATAACAAAAAATTTGAAGATTGTGTAAAAGAAGCCTTAATAGCAATAAATAATTATACAATGTTCGTCACTATTAATCCCGTAGATAAGCAGGAATATGTATATAACATAAACAGACCTAATACAGAGATAATACAAAAGATATTAAAAGAAAATTATCATATTTATATACAAGGAAGAAGAATAAACTTGGATATAGAACTACCAGAAATAGTAGAAGATGATATAAGAAATTATAAAATAGCAAAGATATTTTTAGAACATGTTAAAAATAAAATCGAAGAACAAATTAACAGGGCAGTTACAAGAAACACCGTTGTCAGAAAATACAATAAAACTATTCTTGAAAAAAGAAATTATAGAAAAAATTCAGTATCTGTGTAATAGAATAAGTGAAGTAGAATGGTCTGGAATATTATTGTACTCTGTAAAAGGCTCTATTAAAGATGTAGAAAGTTTAGAACTTCATTGTGAAGATATTATTCCTATGCACAAAGGAACTATAGCAGCAACAAATTATCGATATAACAACAATAGAGAGGATAAGCACATAGATTATGTATCTACAGTAAGTGAAAAGAATCCTGAAGTTTTAACTTGGAAGATAGGACATATTCATAGCCACAATAATATGAATGTGTTCTTTTCTAGTACTGATATGGATGAAATAGAGGAAAATGCTAAAAGCCATAACTTCTATCTCTCTCTTATTGTTAACAATAAAATGGAAATGACTGCCAAAGTAGCAATATATGCTAAAGCGAAACATAAATTTACTGCATCTTATATAGCAAAAGATGAGCAGGGTAAGGATTATCCTATAAAAAATGAAGAGTTTAATTTTATTAAAGAAAATTGTTCTATTATTGATTGTGAAATAATAAGAGAAAATACAGATATAAATATAGATTCTTTATTTACAGATAATGTGGATAAAATTATTCAAGAAAGTAAGGTAGTAAGTAGTAGTAAATGGTCTGATTATAATTCTTATCCATATAGCACAAACAATTACTTCAATTCTAATGAGAAAGCGGAGATCTCTTTTCAAAAGTATCTTTCTAAAACTTCTGTTCAAAAAGAACTACCTTTCAATAAAATAAACAATAAAAACTCTAATCTGGAAAAAAAGAAAGCATTAGAATATGCTGGAAATACATATCTTCAAAATTCAGAAAAAACAAAGTCATTCAATTCTTTAGAAGAAGAAGATGATGATGATAATTCAATATCTATCGAAGAACAATTTGCAGTTTATATTCTTAATAATGGAGAATATGAAGAAGGAGTAGATGCGTTTGAATATCTATCTTCTATAGAAACAAAGATGGCAAGAGGGGTATGGCAATGGGATGTAAAAGATTTTATTACAAAATATTATTACTATTTTATCGAGTTCTTTCCAGATGAGCAAGATAATGATGAGTTCTTTTTAGAAATACTCTCTTCTGTGGTACAAATATTTGAAGAAGTAGAAATATACTTTGATGCTGTAAGACCTTTGACAAAGGCTCTATCTAAATTATTAAAAAACTTTAAAAAAGAATAGAAAATGGAAAATGAGAATTTAAGATTCAGAGGACTAGAATGGTATAAAAACATCAATCCTGAAATAGTAGTTATTGGAGGTGCAGGTGGGATTGGAAGCTGGTTGTCACTCTTTTTAGCAAGAGCAAATTTTGAAGTTATATTAGTTGATTTTGATATTTTTGAAGAACATAATTTAAGTGGACAGTTTGCCAAAAAAAGTAATATAGGTACAGAAAAATCAGTTGCTGTTGCTGCTAATATTGCTGAATACACCTCCAATGAAATTACTGCTCTGGTAGAAAGAATAACTCCAGAATTTTCTACTCACGATTTTATGTTTTCTGCTTTTGACAATATGACAGCAAGGAAAGATATGTTTAGTGTATGGAAGAGAAGTTGGAATAGTATTAATAGACCATTGTTTATTGACGGTAGATTAGCAGCAGAATACTTTCAAATACTGTGTGTTACACCAGAAACTGCTGATGAATATGAACGTAGATTTTTATTTGAAGACAATGAAGCAGCAGATGCTCCTTGTTCTATGCAGCAAACTTCTCATACAGCAGCAATGATTGCTGCTCACATGGTTGGATTTTTCACTAATCATATCACTAATATATGTATGAAGAAAGAGGTAAGGGATGTTCCATTCTATTTTGAGTATGTAATTCCTATTAATACAACTATTAATAGTATAAATGATGAATAGACATATGTATATATCAAATGCAGAGGGGCTTTTTAATCATATCCCTCAGATAGGAACAGAAACTTCTAGTATCCACTCTCCTTATATTCCTTATTATGCTATTGTAAATCCTTGTACTAATATAATAAAAACAGCAGATAATATATATATATATAGCTTTATTAATACAGATGTATCTATTAGCCATCTTTCTATTAATTATGCAGAATTACGCAGAACACTTAATGGCTATGTAAATATTTTAAGACGCTTTTCAAATAAATCTAACAGTATAAATATTGTTGTTGGCAAAGGGATAATAATTGAAAAAAGTACATCTAAAATTTTATACATACTTGTTAATAGTACTTTTAATAAAAATATAGATAGAATATTTATTAGTTCAGAACTACTGTATAAAGAAGAATATAAATCTTTATATAAGTGGTTATCAATCAATATTCTTATTCCTGCAATCAAAGAAGAAGTAAAAATAGAAATTGCTCCTGCCCAAGAAATATTCAAGTCTATATTTATTCCTGTTGTAGAAAGTGTTAATTCTTACCCTACTATAGGAGATTTCGAAAAATATCTTAAAAAGGGAGTAATACAGGAATTGTATAAAGAAGATGTTTTATTAGAGAAAGAAGAAGAAAATACAATAGAGCAAGAGAATACTCCTCCAGAGAGGGTTGTTGTTCATAGAAATAGAACAAATGAATGTGCTTTTACTATCATAGATGATATATCTGAAATTGTAAATACTGTTTATAATAGTGAGGAAGAGATAGTAGAAGAAGAAGCAGTGTTTTAATATAAATAAAAATGATAAGTGTGGGAATAAATAACAAAAGAAAAGGAAGTAATGCAGAAAGATATTATGTAAAGTTATTTAGAGATATGGGATATGATAAATGTGTTACAGCAAGATATGGAAGTAGAATCCACGATGATGCTGGAATAGATTTAATTAATATCCCATATAATATTCAAATTAAGGCTGGAAGACAGAGAAGACTAAACTATATTAACACTTTACAGGAAGTGAAAAATAGAATAACCAAAATATTTTCTCAAGAAAACAGAGAACATACCTATCCTACAATTCTCATACACAAGAGAGAAGTAGGCAAAGGTAAGAAAAGAACTGAATTTGATGAAATAACAGTAATGACTTTTGCAGATTTTCAAAAAATAATAAATAATAAAAATATAGAAAATGTTGTACATTGGGACAAAGAAGCAGATACAGGAGTATAGAGATTCTCCTGCAATAAATCAATCTACATTAAAAGATTTACAGTATGGTCTTGTCAATTTCTTAAAGAAACAAAGTGAAGAAGGACCTACAGCGTCCTTTGAGAAGGGGTCTGCTGTGGACTGTTTACTGACAGCAGAGAAGGGAACTTTTGAAGAACAATTCTATGTATCTGCTATGGAGAAAAAACCATCAGATACTGAAATGGCTATCGTTCAAATGACATTTAATAAATTAAATAGTAACTTTGAAAAAGATATATCTCTTGAAAAGTGTTCAGTTGCACTACAAGAAGCAATAGAAACTATTGGCTGGCAGCCTAATTGGAAGATGGAGACAAGAGTAGATAAAATCAGCAACAATCCTCTTTGTCAAGAATATTTTCAAGATTTAAAGAACTCTCAAGGCAAGACAGTACTTTCTCAAAATCAATTTGAACAAGTACTTAATACAGTAAAATCATTGAGAGAGAATCCAACTACTGCTCAATACTTTAATAGAGAAGAATTAGAAAATAACAAAGATATTGTAGTACTTTACCAAGTTCCTGTTTATTTTAAACATCAGGGGCAGGATTGTAAAGCATTACCAGATATTGTAATATTTTCCCTTGACGCTGAAAAGAGAAGAAAAATTCAGATAATCGACCTCAAGACAATGTCAGGAGATACTCTTGAATTTTTTAGTAGTGTAACTTCATTTAGATATGACATTCAAATTGCCTTTTATATAGAGGCATACAGGAATGTTGATAAATCTTTCTTTGAAAAATTAGAAATAGATCTCACAGATGATACCTACTTTTTTCCTTCTTTTATAGTAGAAAGTATAGACAGACCAGGAACACCTTTAATATATCAAGTTGATAGTTCTTTAATAGACCAAGGCAAATATGGATCTGAAGATGTAGTTTACACAGGAAGAATTATAAAGAAAGGTAAGAAAGGTTATGATGCACTTATTTCTGAACTAATCTACTATCAAAATAATGAATTTAAGCAGGATATTATTCTTAACAATAGAAATGGAAATCTTGTAATAGGTGTAGATGGAATAATATGAGTGATAAACAAAAACAGTGGAAGAAGAGAGCCTGGTTCAAACTGAGGCTCTCTGGCTTCACTTTAACAGAATATCTTGCTTGTACATTTATAACAAGCAGAGAAAGAAGTATTGTCAGACAAATAGTAAATCTTATACAAATTTTGCTTGTAGAATTTGAAGAAAGTAGCAGAGAACTTGGTTTTAAAGTTGCCGAACACAGATGTCATTATTGTAATAGACCTGCAAGTAAAGCAATAACTTTATTGGATAGAGACAAGACTGAATATTTCTGTAATAAGTGTATTAAACATTTATCAGAAACTATGAAAGATAATATTAAAATGGAGTACTAACTATGATTTATGGATTTACAGGAAAAGCACAAAGTGGAAAAAATACTTGTGTTAAAATTTGGCAAGTAATAAGTCAATATAATGAAATCTACCATGGAGACATAATGGAACAGACAAAAAATGCTATAAATGATACAAACTATCCTTGTTTATCATATTGGCAGCAAAAGTCTTTTGCCCATAAACTAAAAGAAGTAGTGTCTGTTATTACAGGATGTAAAATTGAAGATTTAGAAGATAATGACTTTAAAAATTCATTAGCACCTAAATTTAATGGTCAGTATCAGTATACTTACAGAGAACTTTTACAATTTATAGGTACAGATTTATTCCGTAATCAACTTGGAGAAAATGTCTGGATAAATGCTTTGTTTACTGGATATGAAAAACCTATTACTAAAGCAATCAAAAAAACAGGAGGGCATCTTAATTCAGAAAACCAAACTGAGTTCCCAAAATGGCTTGTTTCAGATGTCAGATTTCAAAATGAAGCAAATGCTGTTAAAGCAAGAGGTGGTAAAATAATCAGAGTGATTAAAATAACTGATGAAATTATTAAAGAAGCTTGTAATGTTGCAGACAGAGAGACATCTTTAAAGTTCAATGTTGATATTGATGACTTATTTTTATGCAATACCGAAGAGGAAATTTTAAAGGAGGAGTATGAAGATGAGTGGAATAAATTTTATGATGACTATTTATATCATCAAAGAGAAGATAAACACATATCTGAAACAGAACAAGATGATATTGCTTCGGACTATACTATAATAGCCCATGAAGGTGATATTGAAAGTTTGATAAAACAGACTAAAGATATAATGATTAAGGAAGGAGTAATAATTAATTAATATGAAAACATTTTTTACAGCAGACTTACACCTCTATCATAACAATATTATAAAATATTGTAATAGACCTTTTGCTAATACAGAGAGTATGAAACAAACTATTATTAAAAATTGGAATAGTGTTGTATCAGAAGAAGATGAAATATATATTTTGGGAGATATTGGTGTATGGCATGGACCTGAGGTAGAGAAAGTACTCCCTACTATCAGAAATGAGTTAAAAGGAAAAAAACACCTTGTGCTTGGAAATCACGATAATTTTAATGTACAAGAATGTCTGGTAGTGTTTGAATCTGTGAATACAAGACTTACAAAAACCTTTCAAATAGAAGATAGAAAACAAACAGTAGTTCTTGACCATTTTCCAATGGTAGATTGGGATGGAAAATTTCACGGTTCTTGGCAATTGTTTGGACATATTCATTCTTTGAACAACAAAAGTTACTGTTCAAAATACTTATGCCCTGCTCAATATGATGTTGGAGTTGATAATAATAATTTCACTCCTGTTTCTCTTGAAGATATTGATATAATTATAACCAACCAAGTATTAAAAGGAAATAAATAAAATTAATATGTATATAGAATTTGAACAAGATATATGGTCAAGACTCCACATACCAAAAGAATATATATCTGCTGTCACAGAACTTTTGAAATCTACAAAAGATATGGATAAAGTTTTGGCTTATGCACAGGTACATAATTTTTTAGACATATGTATCTTGGAAGACAGTAAAGAAGTGTCCAATAGAAAGCCCACTAAAGAAAATCCTACTATTGAACTTTTTGTTGACAACAGTCATTGTATTTGGGACAATAACCCCTACTTTGAAGATGAAGAAGGTAGAATTACTTGCCCTAATTGTGGGAGTAAAGACTTTGTGTTTGAAAAAGAAAACAATAATAGTTTATATAAGTTTTTTTGTACTTACTGTAAAAAAGATTTTTAATTATGAGCAAAAGGTTTGATGTTATAATTATAGAATTTAATAGAAATTTTGACTTTTATTTCTCAGTAAAAGTGGATGATATTAATCCACTTGATATAGAAAAGGATATGAATCTTGTAAAAGAGTTCTTTATTGAAAAATATAGAACAGAAGGAACTACAAAATCTTTCATAAATTGGATAAAGGAGAGATTAGGGCTATGTACATAGAATTTGAACAGACAGTAGTGTCAAGACTAAATGTACCTGATGGATTAGAAGAAGAGGTTCTTACTATTTTAAGAGACCATAAAGATATGAATAGAGTAGTATCTTATGTTGAAAATGAAACAGGAATAACTTTTATAACATATTTGTCAGAAACTTATGAAATACCTCCCCCAGATAAGCAAAATACTCAAGTATATATAGCAACAGAGAATGGAGAGGAATGTATATATTTTCAAATACCTAAGTAATATTATGTATATAGATTGTAAAGAAACAATTTGGAATAGATTGAATATTTCAGATGAATATGGAGAAACTGTTAAAGAGATGTTAGATAAAGGTCAAACCTATTCTGATATACAGGAGTACCTTGATGAAAGACACCAATTTAAAGGTGTAGAATATCTTTTTGAAACGGCAGAAGAATTAGAACCAGCAGACAACTATTATCAAAACACAATGGAATTGTTGGATGAAAATGGTAATTGTATTTGGGGAAATTATCAGCCAAAGGAGGAAAATCTAAAAGATATAGATGTTGTAAATGATATTTTTCAAAAAGCAGAAAAGAAAGCGTATAATGCCTTAACTCCATCAGAGTACAAAGTATTTGGTTCTTTTATAGATTATGCTGTAGAAAACGATGTTTATAAAGATTTTCTTGAATGGTTTGCAGAATGTAGCGCGGAGGACAAACAATGATCATCATTTCCAGGAATCCTTACTTAATAGGATATATAGACAAATTGAATTAGCAGGTAGAACCTGTTATAAATCAGAAGATAAAATAACAAATGATTCTGCAAAACAGTTTGTAGATATGCTTATTAGTAAGGTCATACTGCAATGCTAGAACTTGCAATACCTTTGTATGAAGAATTTATTAAGAAAGGATACATAAATGAGTGAAGTATATAAAGTAACATTCCACAGAACCTATAAAGTTCCTATTGAAAAAGTATATGAATACTGGGAAAATAATTTAGAAACAAACAGAGAACTATTAACCCAATCTGATATAAGAAATGGAGCAGAGGCTGTTGCAACAGATTGGCTTGTGAACGGAATTTCAGACTTTCTTAACAGTATGGAAGACTCAGTAGAAATAGTTGAAGAAGATGAGAATTTTTTAAATTAATATTAACATTTTAATAATATAAAATATGGAAAATTTAAAAGAAGTTATTCTTAATTATCTAAATGAATTAGGACTTTATCGTGATTTTATATCATATTTAAGAGAACATAATGAACAAGAACTTTATAATCAATTAAAAGATGAATAGAGAAAGAGTTGTATATAGGCACGATGTATTTATTGATAAAAATGGAATAGAAAGACCATTTTGTTTTTGTGCCGTAAGCAATGAAATGATTTGTACTGTTTGTAAAATAGACAGTACGGAAGAAAAACGAATAAGAGTTCTTTTTATTGGTCTTTCAGTTCTGCATTCTTCTGATGTAAATTCAAAAGTCTATTCCAAAGAGTTAGCAGAGAAGATTGCTTATGGAAAAGCATCTAAAGATAAGAGTAGAGTAGGTAAAATATCTACTGAAACTCCTGGCTTTATAAATAATAAAGTTGTAGAAACCCTGCTTGAACAGGAGTGTAATTATTTTAAATTACATCCTGAAAAATATATAAAGGGTTATTAATTTTCTGATAGAATTAGAGATTATAAAATTGTAATTTCTAATTCTATTTTATTTATTCTAATAACAATAGTAATAAAATGATTACAAGAAGTGTATATGTAGATACTGCAATCTACAGGGAGGGTAAAAAAGAAAAAAATAAAGTTAGAATACCCAGAGGTATAATGAATAAATGCAGAAGAGTGGCAGAAAGAATCTGGATGAATGTAGGAATTAATCCTGATGATTTTATAATTGATCAAAAAGTAATAATTAGAAACTATTTAATCAAAAAAAGAAATGGATACAATAAAATTAATTAATATTGTACAGGCTGCTACTAAACTGGCAGAAAAAGATGTAGTATTAAGTCACTCTATAATGTGTATAAGTGATAAAGATGCTATACCTTTATATAAAGATGAAAGTCAAACTGAATATGATGAACTTTGGCAAAATGTCTTTAATAAAAGGTATGACTACTACTATGATGTAATCAAAAGTTGTGAAATACCGAAAGAATATAGCGAAGAAGAACCAATTTAATAAAATAATATGTCTATTGAAAGAGAAATTAAAATAGGACCAAAACTGGAGAAAAGATTGATATATCTTGGCTTTGAAGAACAGAATACTAATATAGATGAGGTGCCTGTCTATCAATTAGATAAAAGGTATTTTGTCCATTCTAATGGTAGTCAAGTCAGAGTAAATGTTAAAGAAAAAACTCTGACTATTCTTTCTCCACAAGGAAATTTATTAGAAACTCAACCAATGTTTTTATCTTCTTATATTAAATCAAAATATTTATGAGAAAAAAAGAGTTAATAGAATTGCTCTCAAAACTTGATGACAATCTGATATTTAATGAGTTAGGAACAGTAGTAGATGAGGAAAAAGGTACAAAATTGTATATCTATCCTCTAAATACTATTCCTATAACTTGGTCTGTAGATGACTTTATATATCAGGCTCAAAACAGAGCAGAGGAAGACTGGGAAGATATTTATGACAAAACCAAGTTTCAAAAAGCATTGGAAGAAATGATGTATAAAGCAAATGCTGATTTTGGAATTGCTTGGAATACTGTAGATTACTACTTAGATAAATATTGTAGAAGAAAGGATTCCAATGGATAGAATAATTAGAGAAATGACTCTTATATTGATTACATTACTCGCCATTACTATGCTTATTATGAGTTATTTTCTTGGTAAAAGAACAAGGGATTTAGCAGAGGCACAAAGTCTTGTATCTTCTCTTAATGCTGAAATAATTCAGTGGAAAGATAGAGATAGTTTAAACCATTCGAAAATTGAAGTAATTGAAACTCAAAGAGTGCAAGATTTTATTAATCTTAAATCTAAAGATACTGAAATCCAGAAACTTCAAACTGTGGTTAAACAATATCAGGATAAACTTAAAAATTCTGGCAACAGTGTTACTAACTTTGGTACTTATACAATAGTAGATAAAATAATAAAAATAGATACAGTAGCATCAGATTGCAGTTGGAATTTTGAAGATAGTGACAAATGGATTACTACTGTTATAGATGCAAAAGCAGTACCTAATTCAGATATGATGGATGTTTCTATTAATTATAAAATCAGAAATGAATATTCCGTAATTATAGGAAGTGAAAGTCAGGGATTGTTTAAGAAATCAAAGCCATTTGTAGAAGTAATCAATTACAATCCTTACTCTGAAACTTCTACTTTAAGAACCTATCAAGTAAGCAATTACCAAAAACCCAAAAGATTTAGTTTAAGCATACAGGCAGGATATGGAGGATTAATTGACTTATACCATAAACAAATTGGATATGGATTTTATATAGGAATTGGAGGTAGTTTTAATTTAATAAATTTTTAATTAAAGAAATAATAGATAAGAGAGAACTTATAGAGAAAATATTAATAGGTTAATATCTATATTTGAGCGACCAGTAATTCCTATTATAACTGATGGCTTTATCTCTCTTTTTGCCCCTATAGCTCAATGGATTAGAGTATCACACTTCTAATGTGAAAGTTCCAAGTTCGAATCTTGGTAGGGGTACTAATTATTAACAATTTATTATAAAATATATGGAAAGAAAATTAGAACCTAAAGACATTGTGGGATATTTTAGTCATAGACCAATGTTTATGAATAATAATAGACAATATCAATATTTAGAAATTTTTAATATACCCTATATCGTAAATCTTTTTGAAAATAATAGAGAATTTATTGAACTAACAAAATTAAAAATTGTTCTCCGCCCCTTATCCGACCTGTACAAAACAATCACGCACAACGGGGAAGATTTTGCGCCAATTGTGGAATTGGCAAAAATACATGGAAGAAATCCAAAAGTAAAATGGTGGTTAAATGCTGTTAATGACGCTGAATGCTTGAATTTTATTTTTGGCTATAATGCAGAGGCAAATAGTTTTTATTGTGGATTAAATGATGTTGATGCTTCACATTGTTTGGTTTGGAATCAATACCAACTCTTTGACAAGTTAAATGAATGGAAAATTGATTACAGAGGCTTAATTGAGAGAGGCTTTGCTATTGACGTAAATAAATTAGATATTAACCCTTATAAATAATTGAATTATGGAATTAAAAGAATTTTTAGAAAAGTTTTGTGAAATCCAAAAAATTGATAAAAAATTTTTTGGAACGTTTAATGATGTACATTCAGGATTAATTCAACTTGATTTATTTAAAAATATTTCCCAGAAGCCCTGCAAAACTTCGCAGATAAGATTTGTAAAAAGCAAAGGGAAAATTGTTTAAGAAACTGTGAAGATGCTAACAGCCATATAACGTATATGAATGGAATTAATGATGCCAAACAACCAAAAATCGAAGAATTATGGACAGAGATTTAAACCAAGCAGCAATAGAGTATGCAAATAACCCAAGAATGGTACAGGGATACTATACAGATAGGAAAAGATATTTAAAAGTACCTTTTGCTTTTTCTTTGTGGGATGGAAGACAAGGAAGTA